GTCGATATATGGGACAAACTTTCTTTCCCAACTTAACACGTTGGCCAGTCAGTGAGCCGCCAATAAACGACTGACGGTAATGTCCTTGCCGCCCGCGAGACGGCGATGGGTGACGAGGAAGCCGACGCATTTTAATCCAACCACCACCCAACCGCCCGGCCAGGCAGAGGGATAGGTGCAATAGCGGCAATCCGGTGCCGGAATCATCGGGTTGCCGTTTTTCATGGCTCGAAACTACGATCAGCACAAAGACCGTGCCGCCGCACGCCAGGCCGAGCAGGCCGCCAAAGGCCGGGACATCGGGCCGATCCGCGACATTGCCAACGTCCGGCGGCGTAACGAGTGCAAAAAATCTCTACGGCTGTTCTGCGAGACATACAACCCCGAGCCGTTCTATCTTGATTGGTCGGCCGATCATCTTCGCGTGATCGCGGCAATCGAGCGGTCCGTTCGCGGCGGGTTCCTTCAGGCGTTCGCTATGCCACGCGGCTCGGGCAAGACTACGCTGTGCCGCATGGCCGTTCTATGGGCCGCCTCCTATGCCCTGACGCCGTACCCGTTCCTGATCGGTTCCACGGCCGCCAAAGCCGAAGACAGTTTGGATGCCATCAAGACGTGGGTGCGCTTCCTGTCAAAGTACGCAGCCGATTTCCCTGAGATTTCACAGGCGGCGATTGCCCTCAACGGTATCGCCAACCGCCAATCCGGCCAGTTATGTTGCGGCGAATCGACCTGCATCAAATGGGAAAAGGATCGGCTTGTGCTGCCGACGGTCCCCAAGCCGTCCAATCTCCGATACCGCGGCAAGATGGCCCCAACGTCGGGAGTCGTCATCGGATCATCGGGGCTCACGGGCGAGGGCATCCGCGGCAGTTTGTTCACGCTCAACACGGGACAGCAGGTGCGGCCGTCGCTGGTCCTGATTGACGATCCGCAAACCGACGAATCGGCGGCGAGCGATAGCCAAAACGAAACGCGGTACGGGCTACTGACGGGCGCTGTGCTCGGCATGGCCGGCCCGGGCAAGACAATCTCGGGCGTCATGCCGTGTACTGTCATCCGCCCCGGCGACATGGCCGACCGGATATTGAACCGCAAGACAACGCCGCTTTGGCGTGGCATCCGCTCTCAGTTGCTTCGGTCCATGCCTACCAACATGGAGGCATGGGAGCGGTATTTCGAGATTTACCGCGACTGCATGGGGCGTGATGAGCCAGACATCGGACCGGCCAACGAATACTACACCCTCAACCGCGACACGCTGGACGAAGGTGCAGAGGCATCATGGCAGGAACGGAAGCTGCCGGAGGAATTGTCAGCAATCCAGCACGCCATGAACCTCTACGCCAGGGACAAGGCGGCATTCTTCGCCGAGTACCAGAATAGCCCGCTGGACCTGTCCGAGTCTGCAAACCACCCGCTACGGCTTACCAAGGACGTGCTGAAGGGAAAGCTGTCCCGCGTACCACGGTCTACCGTTCCAAAGGAATGCGAACACCTGACAGCCTACATCGACGTTGGCGGTGATCTGCTGCACTGGGTTGTGTCGGCCTGGTCTGACACGTTCGCCGGCGGGCCGATCGACTACGGCCTACTGCCCGAGCAGCCCGTCAAATACGTGACCAAGGAAAACGTCCCGCGCCCCCTCGCCCGCATGTATCCCGGCATGAGCCAAGACGCCTATCTGATAGCGGCACTCGACCGGCTCGTCGAAATGCTCATCGTCCGATCGTTTCAGCGTGAGGATGGCCGGTCTATGACGATCGAAAAGATTCTCGTGGACATCAAATGGGGCGAGAAGAACAAGCTGCTTCGCGGCTGGTGCCGTCGCCACAAGCACCACGGGCGGATTCTGCACGCTGCACAGGGGTTCGGGTTCGGTGCCACCTCGGTTCCGATGGACTGCTACAAACAGGACGGCGCGAAGCGTGGCGAACACTGGCGTCTTGGCCCGCCAAGGGAAGGCGACATCTGGGTCACGGTTGACACAAACTGGTGGAAGTCTATGGCTGCCTCGCGCCTCGCGTTGCCAATTGGCACAGCGGGGGCATGGACGATCTTCGGCGATGATCCTGCCGACCACGCCATGTTTTTTGACCACCTTTGCGAAGAGGAGCCGGTGGACGTTTCGGCCAAGGGCAGGACCGTCACTGAATGGAAGGCGGCCAAGGGCGTCGTCAATAACGACTGGTGGGATTGCCTTGTCGGGTCGGCGGTCGCTGCCTCGATGCTCGGTTGCCAGATACCAGAGATGGAGCGGCCCGCAAAGCGGCGTCGCATTTCAGCCGTGGAACTGGCCGCCAAAGCAAGGGGACGATCTTGACACGGACACGAATCACTGCGGAGGAAATGAAGATGAAGGCGCGTGGCGATGGCACGACGGGGCCGGTGTGCCCACATTGCGGATGCCGAGATTTTCGAGTTGTTCGGACGTGGTGGGTGAAGTCTGGCGAGAAGCACCGATCATGTGTTTGCCGCCATTGTGGCAAGCACGAGTTCAATGCGGCCGTGGTCGAAATCGTTCGCGTCTTATAGGAAAACTCGCATACATACCAATTCCACGCGCCAACCAGGGAATCAGTATTGAAGTTTGTTTTGCAGTTGCTAGAGTGATTCGAGATGCAGACGACGGGCGGGAGTAATTACCCCGGCCGAAACCAGCGCAATACAAGGCCATGCGAGGTCGCATACTCGCGTGGCCTTTTTATTTGCGCTCGTCTGTGGGAGCGGGTGGGCAAGTGCCCGGCTGGGGTTCATATCCCCGGCGTGGTTGGTGCGAGTCCAACACCCGCCACTATGGCAGCAGAGACGATTGCGGAAGCGATTGAGAAAAACGCAAAAGGGCCGGCACGGGTCAGCGTGAATGGTCTGTCCGTTGAGTCGCAATCCATCGCGGATCAGATCGCGGCGGACCAATACGTCAAGGCGAATACCGCAAAGTCACGCAACCATCGCGGGATTGCATTTCGCGCTCTGAAGCCTGGGGGATGCGGATGAGCATTTTCGGGAATCTCTTCGGTCGCAAGCATCAGCCACGCAAGGCGATTGAAGTCGCGCGCCCGATCCGTGCCCGATACGACGCCGCCCAAGACAGCAATGAGACAGCCAACATCTGGTCGGCCGCCGATGCTCTCGACGCCGATTCGGCCAATTCGCTGGCCGTGCGAACGAAGCTGCGGAAACGCTCTCGCTATGAACGTGGCAACAATGGCCATTGTGCCGGGATCATTCGCACGCAGGCAAACTACGTCGTGGGAACCGGCCCGACGTTGCAAATGCTGACGGGTTCGCCCGGCTTCAATGCAATGGTCGAGTCCGCTTGGCTCGATTGGTGCAAGGCCGTCGGTCTATTCCGAAAACTGCGAAATGCGAACCGCGCCAAGACTGGCGACGGTGAAGCGTTCATGCTCGCAGTATCGAATCCGATGGTTTCCGGCGAGGTGAAGCTCGATCTCGTAAACGTCGAGTGTGACCGCGTGACCTCGCCTGTCGGCAAGATGGACAAGGAAAACTACATCGACGGAATCACCTTCGATGCGTTCGGAAATCCCGAGTCCTACGACATTTTGCGGCGGCATCCTGGCGCGTCTTGGTGGTCGGCTCTCAATAAGGAGTATGACACCTACGCGGCCAAGTTTGTCTGCCATTGGTTTGGTGGTGATGATCGACCTGGCCAGCATCGCGGCGTGCCGGAGTTGACACCCACGCTCAACCTCTTTGCCACCGGCCGGAGGTACCGCGAGGCCGTTGTTGCCGCGGCCGAGACTGCGGCCGATCTGTGTGCCTTGATCGAATCGAACTTGCCGGCGGATGACAGCGAAGATGCCGTGACGCCGTTGACAACCCTGCCAATCGAGAAACGAACGATGACCTTCCTGCCTGACCAGCAGAAGGCAACGCAGATGAAGGCCGAGCAGCCGACCACGACGCACGCGGAGTTTACGCGCACGACGCTTTGCGAAGAGGCTCGACCGCTCAACATGCCGTACAACATCGCGGCTTGCGATTCCAGCGGCTACAGCTATAGCGGCGGCCAGCTCGACCACCAGACCTATTTCGTGTCGATCGACGTCGAGCGGCAGGACTGTGAAAGCATGGTCCTGGACAAGATTTTCGCGTTGTGGTTTGCGATGGCGCAGGACGCGAACAAGTGGAACGTCGATCCGTTCCCCGCTCCAAAACACGGATGGGCCTGGCCGGGCCGTCCGCATAGCGACCCGACGAAGATCGCCGAGGCTCGCAAGGTTCGGTTGTCTTGCGGTGATGCCGCTCCCAGCGAGTTCGCGGCCGAGGACGGCGTGGATTACGAGGATCGAATCGCCGCACTCGCAAAAGACTACGGAGTTACCGACAAGGAGATTCGCAAGAAACTGTTCGACGCGAACTTCCAGCAGTCGGGCGGCGCACCGAATCAGCAGCAAAAGCCGCAGGACAATGGCGACAGCAAGCAGCAACCACCTGCAAAGGCAAACGGCGCATTCGTCAACAGATTTGCGGAGAGCCTCTCATGAGCAAACACAGCAAGCGGCGCATGATCCGAGCGGCCGATTCGTCGCATACGATCTGCTGCGACGTGTCGGCAGTCGAGTGGGTGCAGGCAAGCGCCGAGACTCCCGCGGATAACGCCCCGAAGCGATTCAAGATGCGGGCCTACACGGGCGGGCCGATGTCCGTCGGCTACTACGGTGCGCCCGTGGTGATCGACATGGCCGGGCTCACTGCGAAGGCACCGCTCCCGATCCTGATGAACCATTCGATGGACAAGCTGGTTGGCCACGCGGACGAAGTAACGGCCGGTGATTCAAACCTCGATCTTGCCGGAGTGATTTCCGGTGCGAGTGTCGAAGCGGCCCAAGTCCTCGAAAGCTCGAAACAGGGTTTCCCCTGGAAGGCATCGGTCGGCGCACGCCCCGACAAGATGGAGTTTGTTGGCGAAGGCGTGACAACGAAAGTCAATGGAAAAACGCTTACGGGTCCGCTGTATGTGGCCCGTAAATCAACCCTCGGTGAAGTCTCTTTTGTGGCGATGGCTGCCGACGGCAAAACATCCGCCAAGGTCGCGGCTATTGCCGCATGTTCAAACGGAGAACCAAAAATGAACGAATTCGAGAAATGGGTACAGGCCGAGTATTGCCTTGATCCGGCCACATTGTCCGAAGAGTCGCGCGGCAAGCTGCAAGCGAAATACGACGCTTTGCAGAAGCCGGCCGAACCGCCTGCCGCACCGATCAAGGCCGCTGATCCGGCTGCCGAGATTCGCGCTGCTGCGGCTGCGGAATCCACCCGGATCGCGGCCATTTCCAAGCTGTGTGCGAACCATCCCGACATCCAGGCGCAGGCCATCGGCGAAGGATGGGACGCGAACAAGACCGAAGTGGCCGTGCTGAAGGCGGAGTTGCCGAAGGCACCCGCGATCCACGCCGGGAACCACGAAGCCGGCCCGCAGGTGATCGAGGCGGCGTTGTGCTTGCAGGGCGGGCTTGCATCGCCGGAGAAGCACTACAAGCCCGAGGTAATCGAGGCGGCCGAGAAGCAATATCGCGGCGTCCGCCTCGGTGAGTTGCTGCTGATCCACGCTCGCGCCAACGGCTACAACGGCCGGTCGTCGATTACCACCGGCAACGCTGCCGAAGTGATCCGTGCCGCGTTCTCGACGCACTCCTTGACTACGTTGCTGACCACGGCCGGCAACAAGCTCCTCTTGGACGGGTTCAATATGATTCCGTCGAGCTGGCGGACCATCGCCACTCCCCGCACGGTCAGCGACTTCAAGCAGGTCACACTGTATCGCATGACGGCCGGCCTCGAATACGAAGAGGTCGGACCGGCTGGCGAGATCAAGCACGGAACCCTCGGACAGGAGAGCTACACCGCGCAGGCCAAGACCTACGCGAAGATGCTCGCTCTGACGCGACAGGACATCATCAATGACGACCTTGGAGCGTTCAACGACATCCGTACCCGTTTGGGTATGGGTGCTCAGATCAAGCTTCAGAAAATCATCTGGCAGACGTTTATGACTGCCAGCAATGCCGGCACGTTCTGGACCGCCGCCCGCGGAAACTTGGTCACAAGCTCCGCGCTCGCTGAGGCCGGACTCAACACGGCCGTGCAGGCGTTCCGTGACATGGCCGGCCCCGACGGAAACATGATGGGGTTGAACCCCGAGATCGTGCTTGTGCCGACCGCCCTTGAAGCGACGGCCAAGAAAATCTACGTGTCGTCCGAAATCCGCGACACCACGGCCAGCACGAAGTACACCACGGCCAACATCTACCAGGGCAGTTTCCGCCCGGTGGCTGTGCCCGAGTTGGGAAACAGTGCCTACACCGGCTACTCGGCCACAACGTGGTATTTGCTCACGTCGATCATGTTGCCGGTCATCGCGTCTTTCCTCGATGGTCGCCAAGAGCCGGTCATCGAATCGGCCGACGCCGACTTCGATACCCTCGGGATTCAGTTCCGCGGTTATCACGACTTCGGAGCGGACATGGGCGAGTACCGCGGCAGCCTCAAGGCCACCGCCTAACGTCAACTTTTCCGGCTCGGGGCCGAAAGGCCCCCTGCCGTTTTTCCAAACTGACCAACTTTTTTTGAGGAGATATGAAAATGGCTCAAACGCCTTGCTTGCGTCGGTATGAGGGCGAGACGCTCGAATACCTGGCCAGCGCCGACAAACTTGCCGGCGAAGTTGTCGTGATCGGTTCGCGGCCGTTGATCGTGACAAACGCGATCGACTACAGCCTGAATCCGTTGGGAACGCTCGCCGCAACCGGCGTGTGGGACGTGCCCCAAAACGGCGAAGTGATTTCCGCCGGCACGAAAGTGTACTGGGACGAAAACGGAAGCCCATACGGTGGAACGGCACTCAGCGGATGCGCGACGGCTACCGCTACCGGCAACTACCTGATGGGCACGGCCGCTCCAGTGCAGCCGAACGGAACCGCAGCATCGGCCGCCACGGACACCTATGTCCGGGTGTTGATCGACGGCGAAAGCGTGAACATCGCCACAGTGGCAGGGAGCATGACCGCGGACGACATCACCGGGTCCGACGCGGCTTTGACCATCGGCGGTATCGCTGGTTCCGGAGGGGCTGGCGGAACTGTCGTCATCGTCGGTGGTGCCGGTGACACCAATGCGGCCGGCGGTGCCACGTCGCGTACCGGCGGAGCTGGAAACGGTTCCGGGGCCGGCGGGGCATGTACGCTCGTTGGCGGTGCTGGCGGGGCAACGGGAGCCGGTGGTGCAATCACGATTACCGCGGGCGCTGGCGGGTCAACCAGCGGTGCCAACGGAACCGTAGCGATCGCTGGTGGTGTGTCGGCTTCCACCGGCAACGTCGCTGGCGGTGCGGTATCTCTGACCGGCGGTGCCGGAAAGGGTACGGCGGCAGGTGGTGTCTCTTCCGTGGTTGGCGGCGTAGGTGGTGCCACCGGCGCAGGCGGAGCGATTGCGGTTACTGGCGGTGCCGGCGGTTCGTCATCGGGGACTGGCGGCGCGGTCACTGTCGCCGGCGGTGCCGGGTCCGCAGGCAACGCAAACGGCGGAGCCGTGAACATCACCGGCGGTGCAAAGAACGGCTCGGGTGCCAACGGTGCCGTCAACGTCGGTGCCGATAAGGCTACGACCGTCACGATTGGCTACGCCTCCGGTGCCCTGATTCTGGTGGGCCTTCCCGAAAGCGATCCGTCCGTCGCAAACCAGGTCTACGTCAGTTCCGGCACGCTCAAGCTCTCTGCGGGGTAAGCATGAATCCCGTTGAGCATGTTGGCACGCTGTACATCGAGAACCAGCGGCTTTTGGCTGAATACCAAAAGCTGCTGGGACTCGTGCAGCAGATCAAAGAAGGCAAGGTCCACCCGGAAAACGTATCCGTGGACCTTGCCGCCATATCGTGGTCGGTGGAAATGACCGGCGAGCAACTCGTAAAGGTAATGGCCGAGCCATGTCAATCCTGACCGACGCTGTTGAATCGCTGTGCGACACGATCCGCGATGACCTCTCGGAGCCGGTCGTGTACGAGAGCGCGTCGGGCAGTGTTGAAGTGTTGGCCGTACCGAGCAACCCGGAGGAGCTTGTTGACTCCGTAACTGGAATGCTGATCGAAGATGCACGCCTTGACTGGACAATAGTGTCCGACGATTTGGCTCTGGGTGGCGGCATAGCAAAGCCAGCACGCGGCGACAAGATCAGACGATTGCGAGTACCGCCGGGAGTGCAGGAGGTTTACGAGGTGCTGCCGCTGGCAGGTCAGCAGTGTTGGTCAAACTGCGACCCGTTCGGGCGGATCATCAGGGTTCACACGAAAAAGATGCAATGACGGTTCCGGCCATCGTTACCGCTGACGCGATTGTTGCGGCGCTGAATGCGGCGACGTTGAGCCAGACCGTCACATTCACTCGCGTATGGGTTCCGAAGTTCGACACGACTGAAGCGGCCATGGTTCAAGGGAAAGTCGTGCCCGTCACCGATGACCGGGAAATGGGATCGGCGGCAGATGACAACGCAACGATCGTCGTTGATGTCGGCGTTATGAAGCGGCTGCAAAATAGCATCGCAACGGAAACGGCCGAGATCGACGCATTGATGGAGTTGTGCGAGGAGATCAAGCCGCTACTGAATCGGGAGCGATTTGGCGATGCGATTGTCTCAAAGCCGCCTTCGCAAAATCCGCTTGTTTCGGTTGAGGAGCTTGATAGTGGGCGTGTGTTTTTGGTGGCTGTGCGAGTCGAGTTTTTAACCACGGTGGCAATATGATCGGCCTGAAACTCGACGAAGCGAAAGGCACGTTTTTCGATGCGCCGAAGGTTATTCGGTCGGTCGATGCGGCCACCCGGCGCGTCTTGTCAAAGTTCGGTGCTTACGTTCGCACGGCGGCACGATCGAGCATTCGCAAGCGAAAGGCAACGTCGGTGCCCGGAAGCCCTCCGAGTTCGCACACCGGATTGTTGCGGCAGTTCATTTTCTTCGGCTACGACGCCGCAAACAGGAGCGTTGTCATTGGGCCAACGCGGCTTAATTCGACCAGTGGAACAGCACCAGAAACATTGGAATACGGCGGGTCGGCAAAGATCGTTCGTCGTCAACGCGGCGGAAAGCGTGTTGTATCGACAGCGAACATTGCGGCACGTCCTTTCATGCACCCAGCACTAAACAAAGAACTTCCAAAGCTGCCGCCCATGTGGGCCAACAGCGTGAAACCATAGAAAGGAAACAACACCATGAAGATGGGATTTGAGGGGCTCGCTTATTACGGCGTCAAGGGATCGACGGCTGCAACACTTATCAGCAATCGCGTCGATCTGACTTTCGACGTTGACCCGCAGATGGCACCAACGACGGTGGCCGGGGCCGGGACTGCCCCGCCAGTCGAAACCGAGGGCGTTGCCACGCTCAAGTGGTCGGCCACGCTCAAGATGAAAAACGTGGCGTCCGATGCCGTGCTGCTTGCGTTGCGAACGGCTGCCGCGGCCGGAAACGCTGTTGCCATTCGCCTCAAGGACTACTCGGCCGGCAAGGGATACGACGGCGACGTGAATGTCAAAGAGTCGTATGGCGGGAATCTCAACGGCGAGCAGACCTTTGATTTCACATTCACGCCGAACGGCATCCTTCGCACGCCGTCGCTGTACGTCTAAAAACACGAAAGGACCATTTCAATGGGAATTGGAAATCATACTGAGACAATCTCTGTCGGCGGCCGCATTATGCAGCGGAACGTTGACAAGACCGGCGACAACGAAACGCTGATTGGCGGCACGGCTGCGCCAATCTCGCTTACGCAGGGTTCGGCGGCAACGTCGTGGGTCAAGAGCGACGCCAACACCGCGGCTTGTGATGTGGCCACGGCTTCGACGATTGCGACTGGAAAGGTTGATGTTTGGTGGGCAGGCGGGATGCGGTATGGCGTGGATTGCACGCGGACGGTCGATGCCCTTGCACTCGATGGCGGAACTGGTACCGACTTCCCGGCCAACGGCACGACTACTTGCGTTATTGTTCAGCAGCAGCAGGTGAACGTGAGTATCGACGGCGACCTTGCTTTGATCGTCGGCGTGTTGTCAAGCGTGCCGGCGCATGTGGACTTCCAGGATTCCGCTGGCGATTCGATCGAGGCAATCTCGCTGACTGCCAACGAGCCGAATATGTGGGATTCGAGCATGGCCACGACGCCGTACACCGGCGACCCAATCACCAAGGCAATGGTGACAAATGGAACCTTGGCCTGGGTGACTTCGACCGCTTACGTAGTCGGCGACATTCGCACCAACGGCACGACGTTCTATAAGTGCCTGATTGCCCACACGTCCGGCACGTTCGCCACCGACCTCGCCGCGGCCAAGTGGGAAGTCACGACCGCGACCTTCGAGGTCATCGTTTTGCAGGACAGCACGCCGTAGGAGGTGATTTGTGCCGAAGTTTTTGGACGCTGAAAACCGATCCTGGGAGCCAGAGGTGAACGTGGTCACGATTGGTCGCGTTCGCTCGGCTCTTGGGATCAACCTGCTGGAATTGATTCTCCCGAATAGCACGCTGGCGGATCGGCTGACCGACCCATGCCTATTGGTCGATGTGCTGTATTTGCTTTGCAAGGATCAGGCCGACCGGCTCGGGGTGGATGATGCGGCGTTTGGCAAGGCCATGACGCCCGACGGAATAGAGGATGCGTGGGGCACGGTGTTAGAGGGCGTCGTAAGTTTTTCCCCGCGCGGGCTCCGGCCCGCACACCAACGGGTACTGGAGAAGGCGAAGGCGTACCAGAAGGCGGCGGCGGAGAAGATCAAGACGCTGGTGGCGGGGACGGAGTTCGATGCGATGCTGGATCAGGCGATGGAGCGGCTATCGAGCCAGCCGCAGACATCGCAGACAGAATCTACTGGCGATGTTTCGAGCTTGCCGGAGTCGTTGGAATCGAGCCAGGCCGTAACACCTTAGCGACGCTTACGGCAATGGCTCGCGGTGCATGGCAACGTGCAGCGGTGCCGGCACTAAAGGCGGCAGGTGCGGACCTGGACGCAGACCCGTATGGGTTGTTTTCAGATGCGGGTGGAGTTCTGCCATACGATCCAGAGATTGCGGCGGCATGGCAAGGAAAGGTGGCCTAGATGGCAGGATCATCTGACATTCGTGCTGGCCGTGCGTTCGTCGAAGTGTACGCCGACAAGACGAAGCTGACCCGGGGGCTCAAGTCCGTATCAGCCGACCTAAAGGCGTTCGGTGCTGGTGTCTCGGCTCTCGGGAAAAAGTTCATGCTTTTGGGTGCTGGCATCGCCGCGCCGCTGCTGGCCGCGACGAAATCATTTATGACGGCTGGTTCTGAATTGGCGCATATGTCGGAGCGAACTGGAATATCGGCTACCGCCCTCAGTGAATTAGGTTACGCGGCAACGCTCTCTGGATCGAGCCTTGAGGCCGTCGAAACGGGCGTTAAGCGAATGCAGAATGCCATCTCGGCGGCGACCGATGGGCCGCTGAAAAGGCTACAAGGCATGGCCCCAGAGGATCAATTTATGGCGATAGCCGATGGTATGTCGGCAATTCAAGACCCGACAACACGCGCGGCCAAGGCGCTGGAAATCTTTGGACGTGGAGGCACGGTTCTTATTCCAATGATGAAAGACGTAAAGGCTCTACGCGCGGAGGCCGTGCGGCTCGGATTGTCGATGAGTCCAGAAAAAGTGGCGGCGGCCGAGGCACTCGATAAAGCGTGGGAGCGACTGACGGTATCTTTCAAGTATGCGTCCAAGGCCATTGGTTTTGCATTAGCCCCGATGCTTACCGGACTGGCCGAACGGATTGCAACCGGAGTGGCGGCAGTCAAGCAATGGATCGGCGACCACAAAACCATGATCGTTACGGCGTTCGCTGTTGGTTCTGCCGCTGTTGCGGCAGGTGCGGGGTTGTTTGTGCTCGGGAAGGCCGTGACGCTGGCCGGCGTGGCTATCGGGTCGGCGCTGACAATCACAAAGGCGGCCGTTGCCACGTTTGGGTTTTTGCAATCGGCCGTGCTGCTCTTGGCTAATCCGTTCGTTCTGATTGGAGCGGCTTGCCTTGCACTCGGCGGCTATCTCCTCTATGCGACCGGTGCAGCCGGACGTGCGGCAACATGGATTAGTTCGACGTTTGCTACGCTCTCATCTGAGGTGACTAGCACATTCGACGTGATTGCACAGTCAATGGCGGCAGGGGATTTCGTATCGGCGGCTAAGGTTGGTTGGGCACTGGTCAAACTGGAGTGGCAAAAAGGTGTAGCGTTCATCACGACGGCATGGGAGGGATTTAAGGGGTACTACGATGAGGCTTGCACCGGTCTTGCGCTAGGGATGATCAACGCTTCGGCATCAATCCAGACGATCTGGGCCGACCTCATCAACTGGATGCAAAAGACGTGGCTTAGTTTCGCCAACAGCGGATTCACTGAATCGCTAACCAGGATGATGGCCCCACTGATCGCTCTCGCAACTGGCGGAACAATCGAAGAGGCGAACCAAGCAATCACAGATACTTTCGCTGGCCAGCGAGCGGCGCAAGGCGGGCAGGTTGCAAAAATAGACGCCGGCACAGCGGCGAAGAAAGCACAGATTGAAGCAGACCGACAGGCGCAAGCCGACATCCTGGGCGGCGACCTTGCAAAACGTGGCGCTGGGCGTGACGCGGCAATCAAGGCAGCGCAGGATAGCGTGGATGCAGCCAAGGCAGAATGGCAAGCGGCGAAAGGCGAGGCGGTTGCCGCCGCTGCGGCCGGCGTCGGTACGAAGTTTGATTTCCAAGACAAGCTTGGCGGGCTCGATTTGGAAGCCGCAAAGGGCCCGAAATCGAGTTCTCGCGGTACGTTCTCTGCGTCGGCTGCATCTGGCCTCGGTGTCGGTGGCGTTCAGGAGCGGATCGCCAAAGCCGTTGAGGCCGGAAAGAATATCGCGGCCAAACAGCTTAATGAACTGAAGCAGATTAACTTGGAGGCCGCGGCATAATGGCGTACCAATTTGGACTGCGGCCGACGGGCATTGAGACGCAGACAGGATCAGCGACGATCCCGTACCGGCTCGTTGGCGAAACGGACCTCGTTCTTGCGGACACTTACGCACGCGCGGCAATCCCGCTGACTTGCGGGGCGTTCTACCGCAAGGATGTGAAGTGCTCATACCAGGGCGCACAGACATGGGACATCGACGCGGAATATGGGACGGCCGATTCGCAAGAACCAGCGGCGGGGAACTTCAAGTGGAGCTTCGATACGACCGGCGCAACCAAACATATCACGCAAGGCTTGCTGCACGTCGCCACCTACGCCGCGCCAGGCCGCACGGCAATCGACCACGGCGGCGCAATCGGCGTGACCGACGATAGCGTTGAGGGCGTGGACGTTCCCGACCGAGCTTTCAAGTGGACTGAGACATGGCAGTTACCGCTTGGTAGCTATGGTTTTTTCTACTCGACAATCCTTGGGGAGCTGACGGGCCGCGTCAACGCCTCCTATTTTCGCGGCTTCCCGGCCTACACGGTTCGGTTTGACGGCGCGAGTGGCGGGCAATCTCCGCAGGAATCTACGATTGTCGAAATTGCCTACAACTTTTCCGTTTCGCCGTCGGAGATCGCCTTGACCGTCGGCGACATCACCGGCATCAGCAAAACCGGCTGGGATTATCTTTGGGTGCGATACGAATCGCAGGACGATTCAAGCGCGTCCAAGACAACACCCAAAGCGATACAGGCCGAAGTCGATCGCGTGATGACCGCTTTCAATTTCTCCATGCTCGGCATTGGCAGCGGGATGATTTCATAATGGCTAATCCATTCAGAAAACTCCCGCCACATTCCCCCGTCACAGCATTTTCAATAACGGTGTACAATCGCACCATTGACATGCTCAACTGGTGGATGACGAATCAGGCCACATCAGGCGGCGGGCCGATCAAGAATATCGTCGATTGGGACCAGTCCGTTTTTCGCGTAAAAAACACGACAGGCCGGGACTTACTCAGCTATGATCCCGTTGGCCTTGATGGTCCGATCTTCGACATTGACGCGGGCGGGCTCGGCGCCTTGACCAACGAGACATCCCAGAAAGGCGTTGACCCGGACGCGACGGACCACATTGGCGGCAAGTGGGGCGTGATGCTCGAATGTGCGGGCGACGGAAAGATAGGCCGTTGCTGCATTTCTGGCGTCGTGCCGCTGCGGGTGTACGTCAACGCGACAACGGACAAGTTCTGCGACGTGATTATCCCAGAGAATGTCGGCGGTGAGGGGTGCTACATTGGAACCGGCGGAAGCGGCGCGCAGATTCTCTGGCTCGATCCTGCCGCGGCGGCGACGGAGATCGCGTGGGCAATTGTGCGGCTTGGGCCAGCGGCAAGCGGCCTTACCCCTGCCATCCTCAAAGACGACTGCGCCCCCGACGACACCGACATAGCCGCCTACCCCGTTGCCTCCGACGGCACGGCTGACGAAGACGCCGACGAACTGACACTCGACAACACCCACCCCGGCAACTTCCGCGGCTACGGCTCGGACCATACCGGCTTCGACACGACCACTGCCGCCAAAGTGCTCTACGCCTCGATCAACGGCAAGAACCAGATCGTCGGCGGGAAGGGGCTGGCAAAGATGTGCTACTGCCAAGCGAAGATCGCCAGCGGAAACACACTAGCAACCGTAGATAACGTGGTACCAATGGATGGCGGGCACAGTCCTGTAGCTTCATCATCCACGGAGCTTTCGGTATCTAGCGGATTCGAGACGGACAACAACGCTTACGGCATCATCGCATGGGATGAAACAAACGGCGTATGGCGGCCACTAGACTTCCCGTGTAAAACCGCATGATCGACTGCATATTCCAACTCAACGCCGACGGCAAGTTGCAATGTGCCAATTGTGGCTGGACCTATCCGCGTGAACCGAACTCCGATTCATGCAAGTGGCCTCGGCGAAACTGCCGGCAAAGTCCCGACCTACAACCGGCAGCCGACAAGCTCGGCGTCTCAATGGCTGACGTGGCTCACTACGCCTACGCTGTGGCGCGATGGACCGCTGCGGGGTTTCCGACACGCGAACCGGCAGAGGTGGATCGAATTGAACGCGAACTATGCCGTCCGTGTGCTGAGTATGTTGACGGACGCTGTAAACAGTGCGGCTGCGCCGTGAATAAGGGGCCAGCGATTCGCAACAAGATCGCCATGGCTACCGAGAACTGCAAGCTGGGGGAGTGGTAATGGCCAAACAATACCGACAACGCGAATCCGGCTTGATCGTCACGGAGGATTCTATTACGTTGCCGAAGCATCGACCACCAAAGCCGTGGTACGCGGGAAAGCTTTCGCCGTGGCGAGGGATGAGTAGAAGGCGGTGTTGCTGCGGGACAACAGAACCGCCAATTTCTGTTACATGCGGCGGGGAGTTCTCACCAAATATCGAAATCGACCTTAGTGATGGAACTTTTACTAACGGAGTGTGTCTTCACTGCGACTTACTTGCCTCCCCATTTATTGCGACATACCTCACCTCCGATTCTTGGAGATATACGAATAGCACGGATTTTGGTACAGTTCCAAGTGGCGCGTGTGGAGAAATTGACGGATCACCAATTCGATTAACTCTTAACCTCGATACCTGTCACCATGTTGCTGTTTACTTTTTTCTATTAAATGTCGCATTCGGTTTTCTTTTTAACGGCACCCAATACAACGGCATAACATCTCAATATAGAAAGGATCGGGACGCTGGGGATTCAGATGCCATGAACGGAGACGGCGTTATCCTCTCGCGCTTAAGCCTAAACAACACTCCGATATGCTATCCCGGCGGCGTGCCGCAATACATATGCGATGCTGGCAGCTTATCGAGCGTTATGCCAACAGAAATCACGATCAAAAATGTATGATCTACTCAATCGCATGATTTGTAATATTGCCTTCCGAGCCCTCTCCCGGAATAGCCCTTCCGAGATTTGGACTTCCATACGGATTCCCGGAGAACGTGTAACCGGCGTCAAGGTCAATGCCATATTGCGGCGTACCATCGGCTTTGGTGCGACCCGATGAAGAGTAAATGAGTGGAATAAGCTGGAACGCAAAGGCGTCCACGCTTCGCGTGTCGAAAGGATCGTGGTCGGTGGTGGCATTGCCTGTCTGGATTGGCGACACATACCCTGGTGCCCACCGAAGCCACATGATTGGCTTGCCCCAGCCATCGACAAACACCGGCTCGCCGTCAACGGTCCCAATCTCCGTCTGACTGAATTGCTCCATCGCTTCCGGCGACCCCATCGACACAACGAGGTAGAGGCACTTCGCCGCGTCCAGGTTGCCGGTCGGAGTTCTCGCGGCATACAGGCGATGCAGGGCAGGCTCTGGAACCTTTCCCCAAGCGAAAGCAATAGGGCCGTTGACAATATCGCTACGGGCATCCGGCATTTCCATTCGCATCGTATCTCGGATGGCGTCGAGTCGGTAGCGTGCCGCAAGTTTAGGATTCGCCCGCGCAGCCTGATTGGCGGCGTCTATCTGCACGGCCGTCATGCCGGTGGTATCAAACCCGATTCTTCGATTCAAGTACGACTCATACCGCTGCATGATGATGTTGTGCAGCTTGACGATTGTGGCCTTTGTGGCAGACTCTCTTGCCATTTCGCGAGCCGACTGCAACGCCCCTAGAACCATCGCGGCCAAGATACCGATGATCGTAATCGTGACCAGCAACTCCACCAACGTAAACGCGGCTCTACGTTTCATTTTCGATTCTCCGACTACGATGGCCAAGGAAAGCACACCACGTAACGAGGATGGATATTCCAGCGATGCAACCGCCGATACCGAAGTGGGACAGCCATAGACCAATCCAGACGCCCGCAGGTAGGCACAGCAGTCCGCCTAACGCTGCGACGATTGGTCGATGATCGCGGACACCTGACGCCGACCAGACCATCCAGCAGCCAAGCAGGGCCGGTATGGCGACGGCGCACGTGAGGGCGTTACTAAAGATGCTGACGTGATGCCCAGCAAACACCGCCCCCGCCACCCCTGCGATAGCCACCAGCAGACACAGACTCGGTACGATGCGGCTCATGGGGTGGGCTCCTCGATCGCCTTGCCGGCGCTGGCAAACCGATCCGGCCCCATCTTCTCTGCCGCCTCTCGACATGGCTCTGGTTCGGGGCAGTTAGGGCAATCGGGACACGACACATTTTCCGGCCACTTGCCGCTCGGGTGGCTCATCTTGCGCAGCTCGGGGACGTACCAGGGACGTTGGTTCATGGCTCCTCCTCAATTAGTCGTGCCGCTGTCGTGCCAAGGGCGGCGGCAAGGCGGCAGACTACTCCCTCAGTGGGGGACTTGCCGGACCGGCCTGACTCCAATTCTATCAGATACTGCCGCGAGATTCCAGCTTTGTTCGCCAGTGCCAGTTGAGTCAGGCGGCGGCGCTGCCGGAGTTCGCGGAGGAGGGTATGATTTAACATTGGGGGCTCCTATCCGATTTTTAGGCTGTCCCGCCGGGAGGCGACATTGCGGCGCGCCGCTCTCCACCTGCGCCGGGTTCGGCGGCGGGACAGGGAGTAGGATTATTAACCTCGATCAGCAAGCCGCGACAATGCGGTGCGTTCGGTTTTTTTTAGCCCTTCGCAAATCCTGTTTGCGTATTCAGTTACTCCAGAAGCGATTGCGTTTGCGGCAAATCCGGAACCGCTAAAGTGCCTCCACAGTCCCGACGTTGCCTCTTGCATGTGGCCAGGATCGCATTTCGCATCGTATTCCAACATCACGCGCATGATTGCCGCTGCATCGGCGTGGCCGTTGATCGCATCGCGTATTGCCACCCGAGCGGTGTGGATCGCGAGCCCCGCACCCATGTTGTAGTCGTATTTTTTTGCGATTGCGTGGCATTTTGCCTCGGCTCTCTCGCGAGCGTTGAACAGCCATTCGTCTCGGATGGTCCACTTTTTTTTGGTCGCCGGATTCATTTTATATTCTCCCTTGCCTCCCGCCGTGTAATCCATCCCAGCCGGGCGGGGCGGTTGGGGATGGTAAATCCTAATCCACGCGGTCATCGCCGAACAACAGGCCATCACGATAGCCACGCCCAAGCGCCGTTCGTGATTCGTCGGTATCGTCCACGAGGCTGAGCCATAGATCGTGTTCCTGCTGGCTGCCGAATTGATCGCCGTGGTATTGGCGACGGACTCCGCGAGCGTACCCGGAGTAGTAGTCGGCCTGAATCGGGTCGCTGGCGAGTCGCCCCAGCGTTTGCGCGCGGCTCATTTCAGACTGAAACTGCTGTTCGTTCATTAGTCACCGTCTCATTCGTTATCGGTTGTGCGCGCAGGCTCTGGCAGTCTGGCGGCGTGGTTCGTGTTCAGTCGTTCGACAATCTCGCCACACCGGCTCCGCAGTCCATCCCAGTAGCCGCGCTCGAAATCGCTGGAAAACTCACCGGCCTCGGCTCGCAAATCGCCGAGAATCTGCCGATCAAACGGCCCCTGCGGCCGGCACGACTCGTCCAGCATGTCGAGGCGGTCGAGGCAGACCACCGACACAATCTCGATTCGCAGCATATCTGCCGCGGACTGTCCACACCCGACTGCCAGGCGGTACGCCTGATCTGCGGATCGCAGTTTCGTTTTCATCGCTCGTCTCCTGGTTGTGCCGCGTTGGCGGCTGGGTTTCGTTCGTCACTGCTCTCATTATAGTTATCGGCCAAATGTCGGCAATAGTTTACATCGGGTTGATCTGTAGAGGCAGTGTAGAAGCTCTTAGAATCAAACTACACGCAGACCTGGCCCACAGGATTCCGACGCTAGATGACGAAAATCGTCATTGCAAAATGACCGTATGCGTCATACTATAAATCGTCACAGGAAATGATTCTATGTTTCAATCTCGGAAAATCCCTTTTTCGCTATTGCAATTTTTTCCGATGCTCGATAAATTACGCGAGTCGCCATTGAAAAACATTTTGCTTTTCTTTCGGCGACCTCTTCGCTAGGGCGCAATCTTCATTCCCAACTGGAATGATCCGAAAAACCGGCCCATAGCGAGGAATCCGCGAAACGGATTTACCGCGTGGGAGATTTGCGGTGACGGACCCCCTATATCTGCTGATGGACCTAGGGCACCTTCCAGGGGTAGGATTCATTCCGGCCCCCGTGGAAATCCGCACCACATCCCGTAGAATCCATCTTGATCTGCGTAGCTTCGGACGTACACCTTATCGACTATTATACGTCGGCGTTCCGGCCGATCCAGCTTGTCGGCCGCTCTCCAAAAACGCTGGAGAGCTACGCCTGTGCTCTGGCCGTATGGAATCAGTGGCCGGGCCGCGTGCCGCTTCACCACATAGACAGGCGAGTTCTCGCACGTTTTGCCGAGTGGGCGCTAGCGGGACGCAAGGCTTCCACGGTGAATCAGTACGTGAAGCGGTTCATGGCGATACTGCGATTTGCGGAGGAAGAGGACGACATCGGGCGAGTACCGAAATACCGGAAGCTGGCGGAATCAAAGAATGTCCCGCTCGCCCTTACCGCGGACGAATTTCTAGCAGTGATCAAAGTCTGCGGCGATCAGACCGGCGAGGTCGGTGGCATTCCGGCCGCATTGTGGTGGCGTTCTCTGCTATCAGTGGACTGGGAATCCGGACTGAGGATAATGGCATTGCTGTCTGTGACGACGGACGATGTTCTTCTCGACCAGAACGGATTCTACTGCCAAGCGGAAAACCAAAAGGACAAAGAGGCTGGTTGGTTTCCGCTCTCACCAGAGACGATGGCGATGGTACGCGAAATCCACGATCCGTGCCATCCGCTACTCTGGCGGTTCAGCCGCTGCGCCAGTTGGTTACAGAAGGCGTTTCGGCGGATACTCGACGCCTCGGGAATCTACGCCCCACGCGGTGCGTGCATGGCGTTCCACAGAATTCGCCGCTCGACAGCCAGTTACATGCGACTGTCGGGGCTCGATGCCACTGCACGTCTTGGACATTCTCATCCGCGATTGACGGATGCGTATATCGACCCTCGCGTATATCGGCCCGAAAAGTGCCAGGCGATCACGCCCGCGCCACGGCCTCGCTAACCCTCGCCCGCGTTCTGCCTTTCATTGGCGACACCTATGCTTTGGCATTCCGGCACAACGCCGGCCGGGCGAGGCTTTTCATACTTAGTAGCACCCCGCGTTTTCCTCGGCATGCGCCGGGGCGCGGGGCTTTTTGTAGCCATATTATAGCCATGACCAACCGCATCCACACATACACCCGCCGGCCGGCCGACCCCGCCGAGCGCATCGAGTTAGCGGACACCGACCTCGACTACGTAGTTGTGATGAGGCGAATCATAGGACAGGACGCAGAGCTGGACAGAATCGACGACGAGGCATTCAAAACGTGGGTGCAGGCGTCAAATGAAATTATTGAACAAGGAATCAGATAATGTGCGAACCAGCAAGTTTCGTACTCACGAAAGACGCGGTGTTCTGGTCGCGGCGAAGCGACTCGCACGAGGACATCATCGACGAGTTTAAGCTCCACGCCGACGGCGATCGTGGCCCAAACATTGTCCGCGTCGAAATCACACCACCGAACGGCGACATGCGAAAGCCACTTGTTGAGTGGCATTACCGACTCGACCAACGCGATTATCCGAAATGGTACTCGGAAGAGGACACTGAAAAGCGTGCTCGCATAGCGTTGCAGGAGTGGTTCGACGCGAAAGTTATTGTTGTTGGTGAGCGTGATGTACGTGATCAGCAGGCGTATGCCTACAACTCGACGGTGACCGCTCGGGAAAACTCGACGGTGTCCGCTTGGGGAAACTCGACGGTGTCCGCTCGGGAAAACTCGACGGTGACCGCTCGGGAAAACTCGACGGTGACCGCTCGGGAAAACTCGACGGTGACCGCAGCCAACAACATGGCGACCGTTTCGCACTACTCATCGACGGAGCCATGCAAGCCAGTCGGGCCATACGCCGTAGTGATTGACCGGCGCGGCGATAAAGCAGTTTGCGTTGTTGGAAAATGAACAAGCCACCCGTCCATCACGGAGCGACGCAGCAGCAGGCCGAGCCTGCCGGGTGGTTCTTTTCTACGGAGGTTACGATGCGAAACGTAGTGCATGGCGTAGTGACGACCCTCGTTGCGGCGATCGTCGCAGCTTGGGGCGTGGCGGCAGAGATCGAGGCGAAGCTGGGAGAGTTGGTGGTGAAGTGAACACAGCAGCCGCGACGGATACGGGGAACAGTGAGCCCCCGTTGCGTTGCAAGACACCGTGGCGGCTGCAAGCTACGTAATAGCAGACCATCGCAAGGTGGGCCGGTGCGACTCCGGCGCGTAGCTTTTGCCGGGTTGGTGTAATGGCAGCAGGGCTCTCTGTTGCGGAGAGCAGGAACCCGTTCGATTCGGGCACCGGCTCTGAACACCTTAACAAGGAGTGAATCGTGCATAACTGTTTTTGCAATATCTGTTCCGCACCGATGTTCTCTAAGAATCCGCAGGTTAAGCCCAACTTCTGCGGCAGCGAGTGCCGCGATATTCATAGGCGGCCAGCGCCGAAGGAGCGGATGTCTCTGAATTACGCTCCACGCGGAAACGGCCCGGCAGCTATGGCTATGGGGCCGTGGTGCTCGCCTCGCATTGTCCGCCGTTCGTACAGCCCAAGCAAGACGCTTCGGATTCGGGGAGATCGCGTCAAAAAACTCACAACGAAGCGCATGCAGAACGTGTAACCATACCAAACTTCAAGGAGGAAGTTTCAATGTTGATCTTATCGAGGAAAGTCGGCAGCGTAACTAAGATTGGAGAAGCGATGGTCAAGATTTTGGAAATCGGCCGCGATGGCGTGAGACTTGGTATTGAAGCTCCAAAGGAGGTTCTAGTGATACGCGACAACGCGCGTATCAAGACCGTTCGCGCCGCACTCGCCAACGGCACGCTGGCCAAGTGCGAGGAGGCGTTAGACCACGCCGACAACTAGGGCTGCGGACGTGCGTACACGCGACTTGAGGAAGCGGTGGCGAAGGAGTTTCGACAATGAGCGAACGTAAAGACCTCGGATGGGCAAATGGAAATCCGGCGTTAATGCCACGGCTCAATGAGTGCGACGAAGATGGGCACGAAATTGGCTACCTCGGCGAGCGTGGTTGCGTCACGATCTGCTATTGCGATACGTGCGGATACGAGTTTCGTGTGGATTCAAGCGACTGAGGGCACGACGCCCTTTGACGACGACGGCGGGGAGGCTGGATGCTGAACCGCCGAGGGAGATGAGCCGTGAATATCGACAAGATCAAAGAAGCTGAACAAGAAGCGTTTCGATTGCTGTCGCGTATCGAGTCCGTGAAGAAATGCAACGGAGACGACCTTGTGTGGGGGTGTAAACATACTGCTGCCCTGCGTCGTGCATCGCTGGACCTGACACGGGCACTGGCTGAAATGAGGAAACCATGACAGCGACCGACGCGGAACAGGAACGACTAGCCAACGCCATCGCCGAGGCTCGCACGCTGATTCGTTCGCGGCGGCATGGCGAACGTCTCGACGACGCCCTCGATGAACTGGTTCTCGCCGCTGATCGCGCGGGCGTGTCGTCGGACATCTCAGACTGCATCGGCCATGTGTCGAAAGCCATCGGGTTGATGATGTGGTCCGCTCCGTCGCGGGATACGGCACAATGTGCGGTTTTCGTGCTGGGTTCTATCGAACACATGCTGGATTGGGATTGTGGAAAGTAATCATGGAAACACGCGGCACACACATACCCGGCCTGACGCTGGAACAGTATCACCAGCGGGCGGAATGGTCACACAGCCAGATCGAAGTTCTGATTGATTCGCCACCGCTATTCGCTGGCCAGTTTATCACGCACGAATACGAGCGAAAGAAGTCGGACGTATTCGACGACGGCACCATCGTGCATGACATTCTTTCCAGTGGTCGCCCAATTAGCGATCTGGTGGCGATAATCCCCGACGAAGCACTGAATGAGGATCGGCACCGAAAGGGCGCGGCGTGGAAAGCGTGGAGCGTGGAGAACTACGACAAGATTCAACGCAAGCCGGAAGAATGCGACGCACTAACGCGAATGGTCGATTCCGTTCGCTCGCATAAGAAAGCCGCGTGGTTACTGGACGCCGATGGCCATTTCGAGCACTCGATAGTTTGGACCGACGAAGAAACGGGACTTGCCTTGCGGGCACGTCCTGACAAGATTTCCATCTTCTCCGATGAATGGGTTGTGTCGGACATCAAGACGACGCGGGCCGAAGATACCCGCCAGTTTTCCCGTGCCATCGCTGACTATGGCTATCATCGGCAAGCGGCGTGGTATGTGGACGCCGTGCATTCACTGGGCATTGAAGATGTCCCCGCGTTTTGCTTCATTACGGTCAACAAGACGCCAGCCCACGAGTGCCACGTATACGAACTGGCACCGCCGGCCATCGAGTTAGGCCGCGAAGAGAACCGGCAGATTCTCATTGAGTTGAAACACCGACTGGACACCAACGATTGGCGTTGCAGAGACGCCGACACGATAAACGAGATCGACTTACCGACTTCCGCATACCGATTCACTCAAGAATGGAGAACAGCATAATGGCTACCGAACTAATTCCCGTCGATCAGATGTCCGCGTTAAGGGCCGTCGAAACTATTGCGACCGATTACGGGCTAGCGGCTATCGAGGATAAGGGCCAGCTTGAACGGACTTTGATGCTTGCGACTGGCACGGCGAAGCTGAAGGAGCTTTTGTCCCCGCAAGTGATGAAGCCTATCATGGCCTTGCAGGGAACAACGCTGGGCTTCCGCACCGACAAGGACAAAGACGGAGGATACCCGATGGAGATTGTGCGGGATGTGGCCTGCGAGGCGTTGCTGCGTGGTTTCCGCATGATCGGGAACGAGGTCAACATTATTGCCGGTCGATTCTATGCGGCCAAAGACGGCTGCAAGCGGCGTGTTTTGGAGTGGCCTGGACTGACGCAATTCAATCTAGAGCTGTCATTCCCGACGGACAAAGGCGGATCGGCTTACGTGGACGCAATCGCAACCTGGTCCTTGAACGGCAAGCCGGACCAGTTGGAGCGGCGCGGCAAGACGGCAATCCCGATTCGTCGCAACTCCGGGATGATCGACGATGCGATCCTTGGCAAAGCGGAGCGGAAGATGTATGCCGCCGTCTTGAACCGCCTGTCCACGTTCGTGATTCCCGATGGAGAAGTGGACGCCGATGCCATCGACGTTACGAGCCGACCCGTCAACACACCGAAGCGTTCGATCCTGAACGATTACGCCGACAGCGAGCCGAAGCAACAGGCCCCGCAATTCGACCCGGCAGATCAAGCGGCGTTGGTGGATGAGTTCAGCCAGACGCTTGGCGGTGCGGAAGATAATCAGGGAGTCGTGGAATGCCAGAAAATGGCGGCACAATACGCCCGCGAAGGGAAGCTGTCGCCTGATTCGCTGTCGAAAGTCAATGATCTGGCGAACAAGAGGCGGGCGGCGTTGAGGAGATAGTAGCAGTTCCCCGGTTTCGGTCGGCGTTTGCCGGGGCCGGGGCTTTTTGACACGGAGGTTGACATGGGCGAACTGACGACCCAACTCGATGAGCGTTCGGCAAGAAAGCTTTGCGACCGGATCGTGCGGCAAGCGGAAGACCTCCGTGGCCTACTGCTACAGCTCCGCGACGGAAAAGGGTGGATTGCCCTGGGGCACGCCTCGTGGGCCGAGTGCTGCGAAAAGGAGTTCGGGTACACGAAACAGCACGCCAACTACCTCATCAGGACGGACGCGGTAAGGCACCAGGTGGAAGAAATTTCTTCCACCCCGCTTACCAACTCGCAGGTAGACGCGCTATCAAAAGTTCCCGAGGAAAAACGCGAGGCAGTTCTCGATTGGGCGGCCGAAAAGGCTGGCGACAAACCGTTGACCGCCGCCGCGATCCGCAAGGCCGCCGCCGAAGTGCTGGAAGCCGAGTCGGATGATGACGAGGACGACACCGACGATTCCCCCGAAGAAGCCGCCTGGATGTCAGAGACGAGCGCCGATGACGAAAGCGAACCGGAAGAGGCTGTAGACGAGCCGAGCAATAGCGTTGCGCCTATGACGTTTGGCGAGTCCGTCGAAGCTGACGTGCGGAAGTGGATGGAGTGGTACTCGACAACACCGGATGTTGCCGCTGCGGTGCTGGAAAATCTGGCGGTGAAAATTCGGGGGTGAGGCGTGGATGTCGCGGAACGAGAACAGATCAGGATCGCCAGGGACATTCGCCGGAGCTGCGATATGTCGAAGGTCTGCCGCGTCATCATGAAGATTTACCGCGGCATGGCTTGTCTTGATCGTCCATTTCGCAGGCTCTCAGAAAAGGCCCTAGTGCGGCACTTATGCAAGACTACGCACCGATACCCGGAATCGACGGTAAGAGCAGCAGTGCGACGCTTGCATGATCGGCGAGCGTTGAAGCAGATGGGTTCGACAGGAGGATCGCCAGTATATGAACTGGCGGAGGAACGGGGTGATAAATAAATGGCCGGCGACTGGATCAAAGTTGAAGTCACGATGCCGGACAAGCCGGAGGTTGCGATGATCGCAAACACACTGGGCATCGACCACGACGCGGCCGTGGGTAAGCTTCTTAGGTTTTGGATTTGGTCCGATTTGCAGAGCGTTGATGGTAACGATCTTGGCGTTACACTTTCGTTTCTAGACCGTCTCACTAACTGCCCCGGCTTCGCCGATGCGCTCGTCTCTGTTGGCTGGCTGATAAGCCGCAATGGCCGCTTATCAGTCCCCAATTTTGACCGGCACAACGGCCAAACCGCTAAATCTAGGGCACTTACGAAAGACCGCGTGAAACGATCGCGTAACGGCACAAGCGTTACAAAAGCGTTACCAGAGAAGAGAAGAGAAGAGAAGAGAAGAGAAGAAAGAACAACACACACTCCCAGCGTTCTAGGCCAGATCGGGCCGCCGTGGGACACAACGGAGTGTGCGGGTGTGTTCGATATGTGGTTTTCTTATTTGGGACGGCAGAACAGAGCACCACTCGACCGCGAACTCGCAACTGTTTCGCTGACCCAAATGTTTTCCAGCCCGAGCGAGTTCGCAGACGCCGTGCGTGCAGCAACAGCAGCGGGTTGGCTTTCCGTGAACCCGTCAATGGCGAACGCCAAGCCGCGCAACACTAGGGCTACCACAGACGACACAATCACCGACGCCGACTTGGAGGCCATGAAATGAACGCGAAAGAGTTCGAGGAATGGTTCCGTTACCACAAGATCAGATTCACGGCCGTTGACTCCATGTTGGATAAGGCGGCCAGTGGACCCGATTCAGTGAGCGCCAAGGAGGTAAAAATGGCATGGGCGTCTACGCTCCGGTCGTGCCGCCTGGACGATGCAAAGGCGGCCACGGATGCGATGCACGCCGGCCTTGAGGGCGAACCTGGATGGCCAGACAGGCACCCGGCGAAAGTCGCTGAGATTTGCCGTAGGCTTGCTGCCTCGCGGCGACAATCGGCCCCGGTGTACCACGGCAGGGACCAGGCGTTTCGGTGCCTACTATGCGAGGACTATGGGTGGGTGCATTGCTGGCCACACGAAGCAGTTGCGGAGTTTCACCAGACAGGTAGGGTTTTAGAGACTATCGGCCTACAGGCGGTCGCAAGGCCATGTTGTTGCGAAGCCGGAAACGATCGAGCGAAATGCTTTCCGACTGTTCGCCGCTATGATCCGTATTGGACGCTGCCGCTTGGCGTTGGTGGTGTCGATGACCCGAGGGAACAGGAGACGCTTCGGGATTGGCTCGCCAAGCGTAAGCCGAAGAATTACGAGAATGCGTTTAATGGCTACGAAACAGCGGAGCGTTAAACCCCCACCCCGTCCACGCGGAGGCACGACCGTGACCCTCGACGAGCAAGTCTGCCGAATCTGCGGGATCGAAAAACGTCCGCCCGATAGTGTGAGCAACAAAGGTACGTGCCTGTGGTTTGGGTGTGACTGCCCTCCTGTCTCAACCTGTCTATCCGTCTGCGAGCCGGTGCTTGAGTGGCTGCGAACGAACGCAGGAAACTTCGACATCCGTATTTGTGTACGTGGTGTTTCAAGAGGACGGATTCCCATTGGTGAACGAAGCGGTGGAAACCCTGCCCGCCGCCCTCTGTGCCGCAGTGGTGGCTGTGGACGAAGCAAGGAAAACGAAAGCATGAACATTCTATTTCTCGACGACGACCCGCAACGCCGCGCGACGTTCCTTTCGCAGGTTCCGTCGGCAACATGCGTGTCCACGGCGTCAGAGTGCATCAAAGATTTATACCTCCACGGACCCTGGGATCAAGTGTGGCTGGACCATGACCTCGGACTATTGGAGAACATCGCGCCGGGAACGGCCGAGACAGGATCAGACGTAACACGCTGGATCGCAGAGAACAAGCCGGAAATCGGACTCATTATTTTGCATTCGTTGAATCCGGCAGGACGTGCGTACATGCGAGACACACTGAGGGCGGTAGGTTATCCAGCGATGGAGTGGCCGTTTGGATGGCTCGTTGTGAACGAAGTGAGGTGACATGACCATCGCCGATGACTTGCGTAAACTCGGATGGAAGCCGGAGCAGATAGCGGCGGCAACGATCAACGGCAAACCGCTGTCCGAAGCCGAGCCGAAAAGCCGCACGCCAGACGGAATGAACAAGACCGAGGCTCTTTTTGCCGCCGAACTCGACTGGCAAAAACGCGAGGGCATCGTGGTCGAGTGGAAGTTTGAAAGCATCAAGCTGCGACTGGCTCGCAAGACGCATTACACGCCTGACTTTTTTGTGCGGTATTCCGATGGCCGGTTGGTGTTCATCGAGATCAAAGGGTTTTTGCGTGACGATTCCGCAATCAAGTTCAAGCTCGCCCGTGAGGCGTACCCGTGGGCAGAGTTCCGCATGTTGCGGCGGCGGGAAGGTGCGTGGCACGCGGTGAACATTTAAGGAGCCGACGCGATGACCCGCTACCGACTATTTCAAGGCAAGCTGCGTGAACACCCTGAGGGAGAATGGGTGCGATACGAGGATGTCGAACGCGAAAACGACAACCGAGATAGAGAGGGTGAAATGCTCGAATACATGCGGCAGATTTGCGAAACGGAGCGCGAACCATGACTGAACACCCAATCTTATTCAGCGGCGAAATGGTGAGAGCAATCCTCGCCGGGCGCAAAACACAGACGCGGCGGGTGGTGAAGCCACAACCAAACAGCAACATGATTGAAGGCATGGGGCATGTGACAATTGGAATGAACCCGGCCGATGATGGTGCAGTATGGTACGACGCCGATTGCATCAATCCAGGCCGTGAGGTTCGATGCCCACACGGACGCATTGGCGACGTGCTGTGGGTGCGTGAGACGTGGAAATTCTATGGCAGGGACCGAGGCGATGGTCCGGAGGGTGGCGTACAGTATCAGGCCGACATGCAAAGCAAAGTGTTTACCGACTTTCACGAACCGAGATTGCCATACCGAGATTTTCAGATTGCGTGGTCGAAGCGGCGATGTAATAGATGGCGTCCATCAATCCACATGCCGCGATGGGCCTGCCGTCTGTGTCTTCGTGTGACGGACATTCGCGTTGAGCGGTTGCAGGACATCACCGAGGAGGATGCAATCGCGGAAGGCGTGACCGCTGTTATGGACAAAACGGTACACGGGTGGACGCCGCATAAATTGGAGTTTTGCATCGCATGGGACTCGATTTACAAAAATCGTGGCATTGGCTGGGACGCGAATCCCTGGGTGTGGGCTATTACATTCGAGCGAATCGAGGTGCCAGTATGACCCTCGCCCAACTCATCTTCGCCCTACTGATTCCCGTGTCGCGGTACTTCGCAATCCGTTGTGCCCGGCGTCGCCCGCGCAGCGAGTTGGCACAGAAGCTCGCCCCGCGTGGTACGTGGATGATCGACTTTGTTTACAAGGGCCATCACGTCGCGGCGGTGTGGCACGAACCACGGGACGCGACAGAGGCGATACGTAGGGCGGTTGATACGATCGTGAAAATCGAGCAGGAAGAAAAGGAGCGGGTGGGATGAATGTAACAATCGACACTTCGAGCGTTGAATCATACCGGCAGTTTCTCGCCATCAAGCGGCTACCGATCTACAACATCACGGGCCACAATGCGTGGTTCCCAGATGAGTACGCTGGACGACTCGGGCTCGCAATAGAAGCAACCACGCCAATCGAATACAAGCCACGGGCAAGGCTGTTCGACTACCAAGAGGCGATAGCGAAACTCGCCATCAAGAAAAAGCGGTTTGCGTTGTTCGCTGATTGCGGCCTTGGCAAAACGCTGGTGTTCCTTGAGTTCGCACAATACGCGGCGGAGTCGCTCCCGAAACACAAGCGGGTGTTGATTGTCTCGCCGCTAATGGTTGTTGAGCAGACCCTATCCGAGGCCGAGCGATTCTACGGCGACGAATTGAAGATTGCCAGCATACCGGCGTCGAAGCTGCAAGAGTGGCTCAATGGCAAGGGCAAGACGCGAATCGGGATCACGAACTATGAGGCCATGCGAAAAGAGTTGACAAAAGGCAATCTTGGGGCGTTGATAATCGACGAATCCAGCCTACTCAAGAGCCACTATGGTAAGTACGGCGCAAAAGTCATCGAGTTTGGGCGAGGATTAGAATGGAAGCTCGCCGGAACTGGCACACCCGCACCGAACGACAGGATCGAGTTCGCAAACCATGCCGTATTCCTCGATCAGGTGCCGAACGTCAACGCATTTCTGGCCAAGTATTTTGTGAACAAGGGACAGACGCAAGAGCGGTGGGTTCTAAAGCCGCACGCATTACGGCCATTCTACCGCTCGCTATCCCATTGGTGCATTTTCCTGACTAATCCGGCGACATACGGATGGAAGGACAACACGGCGAACATCCCTCCGATCCACGTTCATACACACCATGTGCCAATGACGCGAGAACAAGAGGACTTAGTGATGCAGCGAACTGGCCAACTAATCGCAACACGGATTGGCGGCATTTCCAACCGGACCAACTTGGCCATGATCGCCAAGGGTTGGTACAAAAAGCGGCCCGTAAAAACAAACAAGCCCGCATTCATCCACGATCTTGTTTCGTCGTGGCCTGAGGAATCGACGCTGATATGGTGTCTGTACGACAAAGAACAAGACACAATCGAGACGGTGTTTCCCGATGCCGCTAGTCTGCGAGGTTCGACGAAGTTCGCTGAACGCCGTGAGCTAATCGACGACTTCAAGGCAGGGCGACGCAAGCAGGCAATCAGCAAGCCGAAGATCATGGGGTTTGGCTTGAATCTCCAGATTGCAACGCGGCAGGTGTTCTCCGGCCTGCAAGATTCGTATGAAGCGTTTTATCAGTGCGTCAAGCGGTCGAATCGGGTCGGCTCGAAGTACCCGCTCAACGTGCATATCCCCGTGACTGACATTGAGGAACCAATGATCGAAACCGTGCTGAAGAAGGCCAAGCGGGTCCAGCACGATACCGAAGAACAGGAAGCCATTTTCAAGGAGTGCCAGAATGCTATCTGAAGGACAGAATTGGGAGTTGAAACAAACTGACAGCATTATTGAGACGCTGGACGTTGTTGGCGGGATGGAACCCAAGAGCGTGGATTTCTCTGTGTTCTCGCCCCCCTTTCCCTCACTTTATTCGTACACGTCGATGGCTGAAGACATCGGCAACAGCGAAGACATTCGCCACGAAGCGAAGCTACACCTGTCATTTTTCTATCGTGGCATGGCTCGCGTGTTGAAACCGGGCCGCGTGATGGTTGTCCACGTCGCACAGATACCGAGGATGAAGCGGAGTGGCGAAGTGGGCCTGCATGATTTTCGTGGTCTGAATGTGCGGATCGCCGAGCGGGCGGGGTTAGTGTTTGAGTACGATTGGATGGTTCGCAAGAACCCGCAGGCACAAGCTATCCGAACCAAAAGCCGGGAGTTGCAATTCTCTGGCCTTGAATCGGATCGGGCGAAAACACGCGGCACGCTGCAAGACTATCTCTTGAAGTTTCGGGCACCCGGCGACAACGCCGTCCGAATCAACAGCAAGAACGAGGTTTCCAGAAACGACTGGATCAAGTGGGCTGAGGGTTGTTGGGATGACATCATCGAGACTGACACGCTCAATGTCTCGGAAGGTCGCGGCGAAGAGGACACCAAGCACATCTGCCCTTTGCAGTTGGAGGTGATTCGCCGTTGCGTGATTCTGTTTTCCAATCCCGGCGAGTTAGTATTCTCGCCGTTCGCCGGCATTGGTTCGGAGGGCTACGTTGCTCTGGGTGGCCGTTCGCCGAAAACAAAAAAGAGCATCACCAATCCGAGGCGGTTTTTCGGTTGTGAGATCAAGCCGGAATATTACGAGGCGGCAAAGAAGAATCTCATAAAGGCCGAAGTGCACGCACGGGAAGGCAACACAATGCTCTGGGACTTAGCAGAAGAAAAGGAGTCCTCTCATGTTCACTGACATCAAACCCGGCGACACGGTGCTCATCGGCGGCGGCGACTGTTCGCCGTGGCAAGAGGCGGTGGTGACAGACGTAACGGAAAAGTTTTTCGGGTGTGACTGTTTGACGTTTTACAAAACGACAGGAAATCTAGCGGCAACGGACACCGACGAACAGGCGGTTGAGTTCGACGGCTTCCGAGCCGTGAAACAAGGACTAAAACAATGAGCGAGCGAACAGATGACGATTTTGATTATGACCGTGAGTTCCGCGACAGCATGAGGCGCGACCATGAAGCGGCAGACGAAACAAAAAGACATTTCCAGCAATTGCTGATCGACCCCTGTATGATAATCCCGGAGGTTGGCGATACCGTAGTAGTTGCTGCGGGGCCGCTTGGCATGGGTTTCGATTGGGTTAGGCATGAGGCGGAAGTGCTGGTAGTTGGACAGGCTAGCTACAAGGTGCGATTTATCGACTACAAGTCGTATCGTGGCGAGGTAGTTGAAATGTGGATTCATCCGGCAGTCGTAACAGATGTCATTCACGGAAAGGTTGAGGTGAAACAATGAGCGAGCGAACAGACCAGTTACGGGCGGCGGTGATCGACGAACTGAGTCGAAACTATCCCATTCCGGCGAACCATATACTCCGCAATATTGATTGCAGTGCCGGCATCGCCCTGCGACACGCCACGGCGGCGATAGAGGAGTTGGAAGCCACGATTGCCGACCTTGAACGGCAACTAGCCGAGGAGCGACATAGCGTTTGTGGGGGCTGCCGAATGATGTCCGTCGGCGATGCGTGCGATTGCACGCTATGCAAGCAATCGAAGAAGATCAAAGAACTGGAGGCCGAGATTGCCGCTAACCATCGGAAACTAGAGCAGGCTAGCGACACGATACTAGAACAGTCACGCCAGCTAGCCGAGCGGAAGCCGAGAGTGCTGACGGATGAAGAGATCGTGGACATCGCAAACGAGGTATGGAAGCAACCACTCGGATGGCACCAGCTCGTCGCAGATTTTGCCCGCAAGATAATCGCGCAATCCTGTTGTGTGGGCCAGCCTCCACGGGTATTGACGGACAATGAGATCGTTGACATCGCCGCGAAGGCATACAAGTTGTCCGCGGAGTGGATACATCGCGGCAAAGCCATACAATTTGCCCGCAAGATCATCGCGCAATCCGACTGGGGCACGAGTGATGAGCAGTCCAAACGGATTGAGGAGTTGGAAGCGGAAGTTGCCAAGCGAGGTCGAGAGCTAGCGAACTGCGGCATTGAGAATTACGGTGTGGAAGCACTCGGCGGATCGTTCAACCGGGGCCACACGTTGGAGTGCCAGATCAACACAACGTCGGCGGATCTCAATTGCACGTGCGAAGGTACTCTTGCCGGAAAAATCTTGCAAGCAAAGACACGAATTGCCGACCTGGAACGGCAACTAGCCGAGCCAAAGGCCAATTTTATTTGGAGGCCAGATGCCTTACGGGCAGAACTCGAAAAGAAAGTAGCCGACCTGGAACGGCAACTGGAAGAGGAGAAAGCGACGAAACCCTATATGTACGCGAGAAAGCTCCGCGAAACACTTAGTGTCCGCGGCAACACGATTGCCAAACTCGAACGGCAACTGGCCGAGCGGAAGCCACGAGTGTTGGCGGATGAAGAGATAATGGAGATCGCTAACGAGGTGTGGGAGCAACCACTCGGGTGGCACCAGCTCGTCCAAGATTTTGCTCGCAAGATCATCTCACAATCCGGCTGCGTAAGTCAGCCGCCGAAGGTGTTGAGCGATGAGGAAATCAATTCTAAAGTGGCTTCTGTGTTGCCATTCCTGACTGTTGATTACTCTGCGAAACTTCGGGAAGTCGTCCGTGATTGTATCGCTCAATCCGGCTGGGGGCCGAGCGATGAAGTGACTAAGAGCCAGCAGCTACTGGCCGAACAGGTATCCGCGCAGACCAAACTGATCGCGGAGTTGGAGGCCAACCGCGAACAGCAGCCGAAAGAACCCGAGCCGACGCCGGAAGAGGTGATTGCCCGAGGGCGAGACGCCTGCCGAAACGTGCGCGACACCAATCATGTCGATGCGGCGGCGTTTCAGGGGTGATCGATCTCGCCGAGCGACTCTTGGCCGAGAAACACAAACAAAAGGAAACCGAATCATGCAAATAGTATCTCGATTTGATGGCCATGTGCTATACGAGTGTGAGGCGGAAACGATGCTTGCCACGTTGCAGGCAGCGGTGACATCGCACGCCGATCTGTGGGACGCCGATCTGCAGAACGCCAATCTGCAGAACGCCTATTTGTGGAACGCCAATCTGTCGCACGCCGATCTGTCGCACGCCGATCTGTCGTACGCCAATCTGCAGAACGCCGATCTGCAGAACGCCAATCTGTCGCACGCCAATCTGTCGCGGGCCAATCTGTCGCGGGCCAATCTGTCGCGGGCCAATCTGTCGCAGGCCAAATGGGATGGGGTCGAAATCTTGAACATCATCCAACTATCCGGTATTGGTTCCGAACGTCGTGCGACCGTCGCTATCATTCTCGCCGACGCCGTACAGATTCAGTGTGGCTGTTTTGCTGGAACACTCGAAGAGTTCGCCGCGAAGATCGAAACTCACCACGTGAACAATCCGAGGTATTTGGCCGAGTATCGCGCGGCGGTGGAGTGGATTACGACGTGTGCTGAAGCGTGCAGGGAACCGTCCGAGCGGAAAGAGAAGGAAGCAACGTGATCATAAACCTGAGAAAGAATGACATCGCTACGATTTATGCCGCAATTGCTTCGGCTTTACAGAATGAGGAATCATTCGTCCACGCCCACGACAACATGCTGGAAAAAGATAAGGCCCGAGTGAAGAAACGGTATCTTGCGTTTGCAAGAGGCTGTCAGGAGTTGAAAGAACGAATTGAGCGAGCCGAACGGAAAGAGAGGGTGACTCAATGAAAGATAGATTTGCAAAAGCGAAACAAAATCTGCGGAAAGCAGAAGAGGCGTTGCTGCAAGCTTCCATCGCCGAGTTCCCGGTTGGCTGCCGCGTCACTTGGCGGCATGGCAAGTACAACAGATATGCCATAGTAACGTGGCACAGCGACATATACCTGCGGGTCGGGCTGAAGAATCTGTATGGGAAGGAACTGCGGCCGATGTCCACGCTGGATCTGACTGTGGCCGAGCGGAAAGAGAAGGTGAAGTGATGATCCAGATTAAGAAAAGCTCAACGGCTGACACGCGGACGTGTGACTGGGCCACGGTAAGCAAAGAACAACTGCTGGAATCGAGCAAGCAGCATATCGGCGACGTGCGACTTGCGTTGGCGTGGTTCGCAGGCAATCTCTGGGGAGCCGGCGTTGTCCACGATCACGATAAGATCAGCGGTATCGACCAATTCCACGCCGACTTCCAGACAGGATTCAAGCAAACTGGCTGGTGGGACAATCATAGGAAGGTGAACCGCCATCACATCAGCATGGCCGATGGTGTGCCTAGCGACGTAAATCTAATCGACGTGCTAGAACACATTGTCGATTGTGTGATGGCCGGCATGGCGAGGAGCGGAAGCGTTTATGAATTAAAGCTCCCCAGCGAGTTGCTACAGCGGGCATTTGCCAATACCGTCGAGTTGCTGAAATCTCAGGTTGAGATTGTGCCGTGCAAACGCGAGAAAGGCGGTGAGTGATGCAGATTGACATATCGTCGGACAGGATCGAGAGGCTAGCTAGGGTCATCCGAGAAACGACATCCGATGAGATGCTGAAGTGTGTCGGCACGTTCAGCGACGAAGAGTTAGTGCGGACGGCCGTTGAACATTGCGTAGGAGTCACGTCGGAGGTTGCTGCGGTGTTTCCGCGGAAATTGTGTGATCTGTATCTACGATGAGAAAGGCGGCGAGTGATGGCATTATGCTTATGGGTGTACGACTCCGGCCACGAGAAATGGGATACGGAGTGCGGACAGGCATTCACGTTCCTGAATGACGGTGTCGCTGAGAACGGATTCGTGTTCTGCCCGTACTGCGGACGTAGGATTATGTGGCAAAGGAAAGAAAGGCGGTGAGTGATGTCAGCGAACGATTTACTACGCGATCTGCGGCAGTGCGCCGATGCGCTCCGCAATCCATTATGCGATTGTCGTCCATTCAGCCGTGCCAGACAGGCCGAGTTAATGGAAGAGGCGGCTGCAATCATTGAGCGGCTGCGGAAGGAGTTGGCGGAGGCGAGTGCCGCGTGTTCCGAAGCCAGATCGTATCTGGACGGTGAGCATCCCGACTGGGCCGATGACAACCAGCACCTCTGGGACACACTGGACAATGTATTAGAGGACGGCAAACCATGACCCTACAAGAACGACTACGAGCAGCCGCTTTCGCGCTTGAGCCAGATGGAAATATCGACCAGCGAGCCGTACTAGATGCCGCTGCCATCATCGAGCGGCTGCCCGTGACGGCGGATGGAGTGACATTGATCCCGACTCGTGATGCTTGCTACTCACTGGCCGGTGAAATGTTGGAGCCGCATCTCCCTAACGACGTAAGAGATAGTCGCGTCGGTCAGTGGATCGCAATGGACTATTGGGCAGTCGAGGTCGGCGGACTATCGAGTGGATACCCATTGGTGTCGGAATGTTTTTCCACCCGCGAAGCTGCGGAGAAAGCGAGGGGAGGATGACCGGCGGCCAAGACGACATAGACTACGGGCACGGCGACCACGACTTCGCGTTGCATGTTGCCATCGAACTAGAGAAGTTCCGCGCCGGGTTGGCCTGGAACAACGAACGAGAGTTGGAGTTTCGGAAGCGGTGGGAGGAGAAATATGGCGGGGACGTTCCATGAAACACCTCAGTCTGTTCACTGGCTCCGGCATCGGCGACTACGCCGCCGAACAATGCGGGATCGTGACTGCCGCACAATGTGAGTGCGAGCCAGCGTGTTGCTACTGTTTAGAGAAGATGTTTCCTAGGGCAAGGCTGTTCAGGGATGTTCACGATGTTTCAGCTACCACTCTTCGGGAGTTCATGCCAATCGACATCATTAGCGGCGGCTTCCCGTGTCAGAACCTCTCAACGGCGGGCAGAGGCGAGGGCATTGAGGGCAGCCGGTCGGGTCTATGGCGCGAGATGTTTAGGGTTATCCGCCAAGTCCGACCCACTTGGCTCCTCATTGAGAACGTACCTGCTATCAAACTGCGAGGCGTTGACCGGGTTATCGCTCCGCTGGAAAGAATCGGCTACACCTGCTGGCCATTGGTGGTTGGCGCTTGGTCGGTCGGTGCGCCACACAAACGGGATAGGGTCTGGATTGTCGGGCGATTGGAAAACACCACAAAAGCACGACGAACAGATGCAGGGGAGGAATCGCCCAATTGTGAACGGCAGGATACAAACTCATGGGGGCGGATCAACAAGTGTCAATCTGGCGTTGCAGGCGGAACTGAATTGGAGAACACCAGCGACAACAGATGTTGGAACACCACTAGAGAAGTTGACGGCAGTGGATGGAACGGAACCGAAGATCGGACACAAGATGTATCGGGACGGCAAAGACGGGAAGCGAATCAATCAAACGCAATCTCTTGGGCTTCAGGTAGAGATAGCCAACTGGAACACGCCATCGGCGAGCATTGCCGATGCGGGAGCAACGAGCCGGAGTGGCAACCGAAAGGGCGAATTGTTACTCGCTGGCCAAGCCGCCCAGGAGAACCCCAACACGACTGGGAAGCCCCGAGGCTCGCTCAATTCGGCGTGGGTGATGCAGTTGATGGGCTGGCCGGACGAGTACGCTCACGAGCTAACAAGGCTCTGCTGCGAATGGCAGGCAACGGCTGGGTCTACCCGCTCGCCAAAATGATCTACCAGTGGATTGCGGAGCAGGATCAGGTGCCCCGCTAGGATTCTTTTGCACGGAGGATGCAGAATGGCAGGACGTCCAATCGACGCGGAACGCCGCGCAAAGATTGCAAAACTGCTGGCTGAAAAGCGGCCAGTCGTGGACATCATGCGGGAGCTTGGATGCTCTCGGTACACCATCCGCGTTGTGTGCCGACGTGATGGATTCGAGTATGTGATACAGAGGGGCAAACTGTCCGCCGAAAAGCGCGACGAGATAATCAGGCGTCTCAAAGCTAATGACAAGTTCGCGGTGATTGCGAAGGCTGCCCACGTTGGCCGCAAGACAGTCCGGCAGATTTGCTACTCCGAAGGCATCCGCCCCGAGCCGGTAAACACCGGGCGGCAAGTGATCGAAGAAGACCCGTACAAGGAAACGAAATACGTGGACTACAAAAACATCGGTATGCACCGCTGCTGCAATCGACACGCGACGTGCTTTAGCCCGTGCCCTATCTGCCTCGCGTTGAAAGCCAACGCCGAATGCACGCCGGAAGTGCGCCGAAGTTTTTGATTTCACTTCGAGCCACTTATTCTATTGCATTTCCTTTTTTTTCTGCCTTAATAGCGGGCTGACGCTCGCACGGTTGCGCCGGGGCGGCACATCCATGCACCAGGCTTGACGTTACGCCCGTCATCCGGCTCCGTGCAGCGTCTTTTTTGAGGACGCCTATGCTCGGACTCACATCCAAACCGATGATTGTGCTGGCCCTGATCGTTGTCGGCTTGATCGCGTTGGCCGTGATAGCACGCAATTGGGGTTGCCGGCCAGAGCCGAAGCCAATCGTCCGGGAACGTGAGGTAGCATCCGTCCTCAACGGTGCTACCATCCTGGTCAAAGCTGGCCTCCGCGACCGCCGCAGCGAGACGGTTACGCTCCAAGACATCGCGACACCGGAATCATCCAGTCCGTTTTCCGAGGCGTCCCGAGCGAATCTAGAGCGTTTGGCGGGTGCAACCATCCGCGTCGAGGTGGACCGGCATGGGTTGTTTCGCGGCGAACCCGAGGAAATGGAATCGAGGGGGCCAATCTGTGGCACAGTCTACGGCGAATCGAACGTCTGCTGCAATCTGGCTCAAGTGATGGCGGGTATGGCGTCGTGCTTGCCGTCGGCCGACAAAGTTTGGAAGGCGGCAGAGACAAAGGCAAAGAAGGAAAAACTAGGAATCTGGGGTAAGTAACATGGGAACGATCTTGATTGCTGTTGGCGGTTGCGGAATTCTACTGCTGATCCTCTCGGCTCTGTGGCCGAAGATTCGCGGCCTGTTTCCGTCCTCGGTGCAAGCCGTGGGCGACCGGGTTGACACTGCCGTTGACAAGGCGGCGGCGTCTGCGGCCCTGGAAACGCTGGTGCTGCTGTTCTCCGAGCGGGGAGACACCGAGACGGTGAAGGTGCTTGGTTCGCTCTGGGTTGCGATTTGGTCCTGGAAGCCACCAACACCAGCCCAAACACCTGCCGTAACGCTGGCTGACATCGCGGCACAAGTAGCGGCACTGGCCAAGACGACCAACGAAGTGCCCGTAGCCTCAACGCAGGGGGCGTAACATGAAGCGATTCGCTCTAACCGCTACATGGGTAGTATGCCTCGTGCTGATTGCGGGCGGGGTGGTGCTGGATTACGGGCCGGACCTGTTCGGCGGCACGCCCAAGGTGGCCGTCGTGGTCCGTGAATCGGCGGACGCGGCCAAGCTGTCGCAATCGCAAATAGCCTGGATCAACTCGCCAGCCCTCCGCAGGGACGCCGCAAAGGCCGGAATCTCATATCTAGTTGCCGACCCGAACGACGTGGACCGCGACGGAAACACGCCCGCCATCACGAAAACGGCCATCGAACGGGCAAAGATCAAGGGCATCCCGCGTTTGGTGCTCATTGGACCTCGTGGCGGCGTGAGCGATTTTGTGCTGCCCGCCACTGAAGCTGACGCTCGCAAACGACTGGGGGTGAAGCCATGAGTCATCTGATTGACGATACCAATTACCTCCAATTCCTCAACGAGCATTACGGCAGGACCGACGGCCTCGCCGGGTTGATCCCGCGTGACTACGAAGCCATCCCGTTTGGCTCGATGCCGTACACGGCACCATTCTCGGCGTCGGTGCCAATCATACCGGAGAGTGAATGGCCCGCTAGGATTGCGGCGATGCAAGGGCGGTTCATTCGGAACCTGTACACCGATACCGTGCCCGACAAGTCGCAGGGGCAATTGCCGTATTGCTGGGCGTGGTCATTGTGCCAGTGCATCGAATCGGGCAGGGCTATCGCCGGGATGCCGACGGTATCACTCGCCCCGGTTTCTCTTGGCGGCTCGGTTGGCTTTCGCCGGCAGGGCAACTACTGCGGCGCGGCAATCGAGTATGCCGCCGAACATGGGGCATGTGACGACATATTCCCCGATTCGCAGTACAGTCTGACGCCCTCCAGGTGGCGCACCGGATGGCAGGAAGAGGCAAAAAATCACAGAGTTGCTGAGTTCTGGGAACTCGGAAATACCGACATGTGGAAAGAAACCGTCACGGCTTTGCTGTGCGGTTTTTCTGTTTACGTCGGCTACAATTTTTGGAGCCACGCCGTAATGCTCGATGAACTGGTGATACAGGGCAGCGAGATTTGCGTGAGCGGTCCAAATAGCTGGGGACCGGGCCAGCGATTCGTTCTGAAGGGATCGAGGAAAGTTCCTTCGGAAGCCTACGTAGTGCGAACGACTGTGTTTTCCAATTCCTAACCAAAGGAGAAGTTTCGATGAAGGGTTTCTTTTTTCTCGTGTCCGCTATGTTGATGGCCGTGGGGCTTGGCATCTTTTTGATGGACGCCGCCGCCAATTCTATCGAAGTGCCCGCTGAAGTTTCCGCCATCGTCGCGCCGCCGGCCGTTGACTTGGGCTCCGTGCCTGTACCGGATCAGCTTGCGGCGAACGATTGCAAGAACGGCGTTTGCAATCCACAAACGCAATCGCAAACGCAATCGCAATCGGCAGCATCGGACGAAGGCGAGGGCAGACGCGGCATCGTGCGAGGCATCCGCGAGCGCAAACCGCTACGCTCTCTGATTTTTAGGCGTTCCCGTTAAGGGCTTGACTACTCCCGCGCATGGAGGCGCGGGTTTTTTCTTTGGGGACAACCATGCCAAGCAACTGGCTTAACATCCTGAGAAACATGGCGCTGTTGCTAGCCGCCGTAGTATTCACGCGGATCACGATTGAATCCGTGTTCGGACGGAGATACCGACGATGATGCACTTACTCGCACAGACCATTACGCCCCCATCATCCGGCGATTTCTGGAATCCGATGAATTACCAGTGGTTGGGTGGCGACCGATTCCTTGTGTTCTGCGTCCTCGCTGCATTTGCCGTTTTGGGCTATCTCATTTTCTCTTGGACGCTGGGGCCGTCGGGATGCCTTTCGACTGCAATCAAGCAAATAACAGAACGGGTAGTGTCCTTTATCGGGACCATTGAAGCCAACAGCACAACCACTACCGAGACGCTGAAAAAACACATGGATAGTTGCGACCGCATCCACGTTCCGGGCGGGCCGTGCAACGTGATCCAGATGGAGGCGGCGGCGCATCACGCGGCGGAAGCACTACGAAACATTGGCCAAGGCAAGCCATGCGATGAACAAGCCGACGCGATTCATAATGTGCTGAGAAGCGGGACAGTGAAGGAATAGGCATGGCAACATTCACCGCAACCACAGAATGGGAAATCGACGCGGCCACAGGCAACGCCAATAACGGTGGCGGCTTTGATCCGTCGATGGCCGGTGCTGGCAAGAATTACGCTTGGGGAGCGGATCAAGCTGTTACCGCGATGACTTCGATTGCCAATGCGGCAGGTGACTGGACGCATATTAGTTGCGGGTCGCACGCCTTTGACGCGGATGATGTCGGGAATACAATCTGCATTACTGGCGGTACGGGATTCACCACTGGCCGCTATCAGATCACGGGCGTTGCGGACGGCGTGGCGGCTCTCAATGTGGCGTGCGGTAGCGGGGCAGACAGCACGAACGGAACCGGAAATCTTGGTGGTTCATTGGCAGGCGTCGTGCCCGCATTCATCGCGGCAGCAACATCGCCAGTTGTTGCCGGGAACAAGGTCTGGGTGAAGCACAACGCGAGCGAGTACACGCCTGGGGCTAACGTAGCGGCAGGAGTTGCTTGCGCAGTAACCGCGCCTGCTTTATTGAGCGGATACAACACCACGCACGGAGACAATCCGACAGGATCAAATCGACCATCGTTAAATATGGTGGGCTATTCATTTGTCGGTGGAACGTGCTGGCTGATCCGAAACATCGCATTCACCGGAACCAATGCCGCGCTGCTCACGGTTGGGCAGGATGGCCTCGCAGAAGACTGCTCTGCGATCAACACCTCGACATCGGCCTCCAGAATTGCGATCGACACCGGCACAGGCGGGCGGGTGATTGCGTGCGAGGCAGCATCACGGCTAGGAACGGCCATCTATCAGCGAACGAACGCCATGATCGCGGGCTGCTACGTTCACGACTCAAACTACGGCGTGAACGTCAATGCTCTCGGCCCGGTCGTGGATAACATCATTGATAGCTGCGTGACTGGTATTTCAGTGGGTGCGGTCGCCCGTGAGTTCATCTACGGCAACACGATCAGGAATTGCACCACGGGAATCAGCGGATCGACGGGCATCGTTGTGTCGCTGAGCAACTCGATCACGGGCTGCTATGTCGGAGCGAACTGGAGCACAAAGACTGATGGGAGCCGATGGGGATATAACAATTTCTACAACACTACGGATCGGACACTCGTTACAGCCGGTGATGGCGACGTTGCGGTTGACCCTGGTTTCACCAGCGGAATGGCTTCCGGAACGAATGGCGCAACGACCGGAACTGCGTTTACCAGCGTTGGTGCTAACTTCTCTGACCTGACGGCTGCCGATTGCCTCGTGATTCACGCCACGACTGGCGGAACAGCGGGAGTATATGCAATTGCTGCCGTGGCTCCTGGTGGCGACAACACGGCCCTGACGCTCGCAACAACGGCGGGCAATGGCACGGATATCGTATACGGAGTGGTGAAGGGCGGGGCATCATCAAACTTTGGTGTCGGTACTGCGATGAAGGCTCTGGGGTTCCCTGGTGCATTCCCCGGATGCGCGACGACGAGCTACACCGACATCGGGGCCGTGCAGCGTGTTGAGCCTGACCTAACCGATTACACGCTCACGGCCACAGTAGTTTCGACCATCTACGCGGCCAGGGCTGACATTCTCAGCAGTCGGACATTGTACACGGTGACGGGCACGTACCACGAAGCTACGACGGCGGAAGTGCAATCTGGTGTGATGTTTGGCCCCGACTCAACCTACGTGGGTGAGTATACAGGAGGCGGAACCGGTTACACTTATGGTGATGAGAATCCGGACAAAGTTCTGACAACGGCAACAGGAGCAGGACATTATCACGCTCCTGACGCGTCCGAAGTGATAAGCACGGCGACATTTGGAGTTGATGGTGTAGTGAGTGGAACCTATGACGTATCAGATGTTGCTGCTGGCAACATTAAATCTGGTGCTTCGATTGGTGGTGTTGCCGGAACCTACGATCCGCTGGCGTCAGCAGTTTGGCCCAATATCAATTATGTACATTCTGATGCCGGATCATATGGACCGGCTGGCAATGATTATACTCCAGCATTATCTGCATTGGCGAACTACACGCTCATTTCTGGCATTGCGGCTGCTGGTGACGTTCGGGATCAAGTGCCTCGATATACAGGTGGACCACTTGGTACATTGATTGTTCCAGGTCCTGCAAATGTTCGATACGGCGTGTTCTTCGGTTAATAGGTTTAGACATGGTAAGAGCATTAACACAAAATTCGAATGGTGTGTGGATCGGCTCAGGACTGGGCACGACTGACTTCGATCATGTGCTTGCCAATTTTTCGATCATTGATGCTTTGATAGCCGCCATCGGTGGGCGTGTTTTTGATGTGTCGAAGGCCCCATACAATTGCGCCGTGGACGGGACCACTGATGACACGACGGGATTCGCTGCTGCCCTGACCGCTGCTAATGCGGCTGGTGGCGGGATTGTGTTTGTACCAAAGGGAACCGGACTGCTTGTAATCACGTCGGCTCAAACCATTCCCGCTAATGTTTCTGTGCGATCCGTACCAGGCGGCGGGATCAAACGCACCAGTGCCAGCACGGCATTTGTGATGTCGGCCAACTCTGGCTTTCAAGGGATCATTCTGGACGGCGGTTCGGTTGCCTCGCAATACATGATTACCGTCGCGGTAGATGACGTGAGTATTGAGCAGGTAAAGTTCCAAAACTGTGGAAGCTACGACAATGGTGTAATTCGCCAGACGGCAGGTGCAAGACTTTGGATAGTTGATAACAAGTTCTTGGCGATTCCCAACTGCTCCATTTCGATCAACACGACGGGCGGCGGAACGATCAGCGCAGTCACGATTCATGGGAATTACATCGAACAGACCACTGCCGACAAGACCGCGATTTCTTACATTGGATACAACGCCGCAACGCCGATCCCTGGTGCTCATATCACGAACAACGTGATCTATTCCAAAGGGCCTGGCATTTACACGACCAATGGAGGATTTGCCGACTCGACAATTGCCAACAATGTTGTCTACCGCACGGCGACAAGCTGGACTTATGGCTATGCCCTGTTCGGCATGATTCGATCCTCATTCACGGGCAACGTGTTTAACGATCAGGGTTACGACCACTCAAGTTATGCTGGGTTTGCGATTCTCGACACCTATGATTCAACGATCACGGGCAATGTCGCATATCAGACCGCCACCACTTCCGTCTATGGGTTCACATTTCTCGATTCCGCCCGCAACACTCTCAGCAATAATTTTGGCTACGGCGGTGGGATCAATCTCACTATCTCGGCCCCGAGTGGCTCCGACTCCGACAACGTAATCAGCGGCAACGTGATTCAGTTTCGGAACAACGCCACTTCGGTTGCGGGCATTCTCATCAGTGCCACGACAACATCCGGCACCGCATCGCGCAACATCATCACGGGCAATCGAATCTTAGGACAGGGTACGAACACCAGTTGCATTGGCATTTCGTTGGCGCAGGGTAGCGGGTCGGCAACGGACTCCAACTACCTCGCTGATAATTTCATTTCGGGGTTGCCGACGGGAATCTCCATCGGCTCGGGCGTCACGGGCACGGTTGTTGAATCACATCATTTCACCACGGTAACGACTCCTGTATCAGACTCGGGGACCGGCAGCAACATTGTCACGCATATCGTTGCGGGCACGGGTTCGCTGGCTTCCGGCACTCCCAGCACGCTCACGGTTACGCTGTCCGGCAATCAGGTGTTCACGGCGGACCATTATCAGGTTGTGGTTAGCAATGTCACAAATCACGCGAACCCGATAGGCGTGACGCTCACCGATGGAACATCAATCACATTCACCGGGCCGGACAGCGTGACCGACACGATCAGCTACATCATCATGGGCTATTGACATGAATCTTGATGTCATCGCATTATTGACGCTCGATCAACTCGCGGCTGAGGGGCCGACGATGGGGACATGTCATGTGCCGGATAAAGCAGACGTGAAGGTTGGCGTCGCGGTGGACGTGAGCGATACGGGCACCTACGGCGGCGGTGGATATACGTATGGAGATAACGATGCTTCCCAGGTGCTAACAACAGCGGCGGGGGCAGGAACTTATGATGCCAGCCTGCGCCAATTGAAGACTGACAGCGTTTTGATTTCGGCTATTTCAGCGACCATCATCAAGGACGGTTCGACGATTACGGCTACCAGTGGGGCGACGCATGTTGACGGCACGTATTCGCCCGGAGGCACATTCACGGAAGGCCAAGCGGATCAGCTTGCGACGGACCAGGGCGTAGTGTTGGCGGCAGCGGCGAGCATTAAAGATGACGCGACAATACTCGGACAGGCCGGAACATACGATTACGCGGCTGCGATTGTCGTGGGGTACAACAACGGAGCCGCCGCCCAACTCGTGACCGACAAGGCGGCGGTTGCTGCTGCGGTTGCGGGCATCCTCGATAGCGTGACGATCCTGACGCATACGGGCACGTACCACGAAGCCGAAACGAGCGAGGTACAAGACGGCGTACACTTCGGCCCGGAGTCTGCTTACGTTGGAACACTAGAAGTCACTGGTGCGCAATATCTGGTTCTTACCGTGGGAGGCACGTAATGGCCGCACTCACGATTCAACCTGACGCGACGGCGGGTCTCGACAACACGCTGGACCTCGGTGCGGCGACTACGAATCGTGGGACTGCGACGTTTTTTGCCGTTGGCAGCGGCACTACCGGGACGCCGAACTATCGCGGCGTAATCAAGTTTGATCTTTCATCCATCCCAGCAGGTGCGGTAATCACGGCGGCGACGTTCTCGCTCTACTGTTACCAGACGCTTACCGATACGATTGCCTGCTACATCAATCGAATCCTGTCTGGCAATAGCGATTGGAGCGAATCACAATCGACGTGGAATGTTCGCAAAACAGGAACCAATTGGGCCGGATCGGCGGGATGCTCGACGGCGGGAACTGACTACGCCTCCGAAAACATGTACAGCGGCAACCCCAGCAACAGCGTTGGCTGGAAGGATTTTCCGCTCGATCTGACTGAGTTTGGTTTGATGCAGGCAAACAACTACGGATTCATTTTGTATTCGACAACCGTGGCCGGCGGCGGCGCACAGAATCCTTATCGGTTCTGCTACTCATCGGACTACACCACTGACACAACGAAGCGGCCGAAGCTGACAATTGCGTGGCGGTCACTGTTCCCCAGGAGGAGGCGATAATGCCAAAGATCCCAGTTGACACCGTTATCGAGGTTGTCGTTGGTCCGCTCATTGACGACACGGATTACAAGACGCTAGAGACAGGGGTTGCGTACAATGCGGCTGGCATGTCAGTTGACCTTGTAAAGAAGGGTGTGAACAGCGGAAGCAAGACGGACCTGACACTCAGCAACACCGATGACGCCGACCACAACTACTGGTCGGAACTTGGCAACGGTTACTATCTCGTGCGAGTCACGGTCGCACAAAACGACGCCGAAGGAACGCTGTTGGTCAATGGCGTTGCGACTGGTATCCTGCCGTTCAGTTCCGTCGAGTATGAGGTCGTGCCGGTCAAGGTTTACGATGCTCTTGTCGCTGGCAGCGACAATCTTGAAACCGATTTGATCGAATGGCGGGGCGTTGCGCCACTGGCCCTGTCCTCGCAACAGGTCCAGGCTGTAGTTCCGGCCACGCAAAAGGTGGACGTGGACACCATCAAGACTCAGACGGTTCACTGTGGTGGGCCGGTCCATCTACGCAAGTTTGTCGGTCAGTTCTTCGGCGGCGACCAGGATCAGCACGCCTCGCTGCTGAATCTCTCTCGCAACTCAGATCGCGTCCAGGTCTGCCCCTACGACACGATTTCCACCGCAACTGCGAACTGGGGAAGGACAACGGCCGGTACGCGCGACATGATTACGGTCGGAAAAAAATACCAGTTTCGTCAGACCTGCACCATCGAATCCGCTCAAGTACGAATCGGAGTGGTTCCCGCCAATTTCTACTTGAAAATCTACCGCAAGATCGGCTCGAATTACTGGCTAGTGGGCCGCACTCCCGATCTAGCGGACCAACTGTCTGCGGCGACGTGTACGGTACGATTTCCGCCGATGGAAGTGCGGGAAGGCGACTACTATGGCTACATGGTGGTTACAACGGGTAATAGCTCCTATCAGTTAACGGCACGAACGGGACAAGCGGGAGTCTCGACATTTTACACGAACGCCGAAATCGGTGCTGAGAACATTTCTACCGCAGCACCAATGGAGGAGGGATCGGGTGTGGTGTGTCCCATCACATTCTTCGCACGAGCCCCGCAGATCGTTGGTATCGGTGATTCGATCATGTGCGGCAAAAACGCGCATGGCTCCTACGTCCAGACTTCCGAGACGGACGACGATCCAGATTCCTCGATCACGGCGAAAGTCGGGCAGCGGCTCAAATGCAGTTACCAGAACATGGGCATCGGCTCGGAAACGTCGGCACTCGTGGCGGCTCGTATTGCAGCGGACTGTGTGAACCTCTATCCGCGAATCGCCATTGTCGAGGTTGGGGTGAATGACATCGCCACCAGCGTTTCGCAGTCAACGTATGTGGCCAACATGACCACGATTCTAAACGCTTGCCAAGCGGCAGGGATCATCCCTGTGGTGTGCCTGATCGCGCCGTGGACTAACGGAACCAACACACAGTTACAGACGCGGGATGCGTTCAACGCGGCAGTCGTGACCTTGTGCGGGAGCTACTCGACTGCAATCGTAGTGGACCTCGACGATTATCTGGGTGTGTTTCGTGCGGGCGGCGATGCGGGCAATCTGTGGGACATCATCACGGCCTACAACGGCGATGGCGTGCATTTCACCACGCTCGGTTATTCTCGATACGCCGATGCGATCCTGGACGCGATTGCTGCCGCTGGACTTCTGAGTCCGGTGCAAGCTGCCGTGGATGCGTCGGCAACAGGCACCAAGATAGCGTCGGGGACGGTTTCGGCGGATTTGGTGAAGGTTAATGGGGCGGGGTTCACGCTGGAAAGCGGTGTCACGCTCGCGGATAACGCGACGAACCAGGGGATTATTGCAGACAACTCGGGAGGTACGACGGATGCGAGTGAGTTTACGGGGGCTTTCCCGGCAGGGGCGTTTTCAAATATCCCGAAGACTGGATACACGATGACGGGAACGAGTGGAGGCGTTGGGCCATCCGCAGGCGTTGCCACGGCAGACATCTATGGGCAGGTTTTTAAGAATGCTACCCGGCCGCTGTACGCAAGGGTGTATCTTGAGGATGGGACAGACGCGCAACAAGCAGACATCACGAGCATTGCCTACACGATCTACCTACTCGACGCCAAAGACAAGGATGCACGCACGGCAGTGGTTGGGCATACTGCCGTAGCTCTGACAGTAGCAAGCGTGATCTTCGATTCGCTCCAAAGCGATCAGGCAGCGAGCAACTATAACATGAGGCACACGCCAGATGTTAGCACGACTCAGGCGTTCACAGTGGCGGGCGATGCCTACTTGGTCGAGTACACGATCACGCCAACGTCAGGGCAGGTCATCACTGTCAGGCATCGCCTCAACTGCATCTGAGGTACATCATGCTTGCGCGTACAGGGCTTACGGATCAGGAATGGCAGGCAGATGAGCGTATCGTTGCGCTGAAGGCAATTGCAGTTGAGCTGCATGGAATGAACCAAGAGCGATGGGAGGCAGGCGTAGAGGCATTGAGGGATCATGTGTTGGCGCTGCCTACACGCAGGGCGATGAAGAAGGAAGCCACCCAAGCTAGTGGACACCCGACAGCGGGACACCCGACAGAGTGCCCCCCCGGTCTGGGGTCCTGAGACACAAGGCGTTTGCCACCAAT